GCCAGCTCTTTAAAGCGCTCTTGCATGGCCGTCATCACGTCTAGCGTCTTCTCGTAGGCCAGCAGCTCGTGTCCCAGGCTCATCACTTGTGCAGACGCGCTGGTGAGCTCAGCCGTGTCCAAGTAGCGCATCCAGCCATCGGCAGCCAAGACGTTGGACTCAGCCACGCGTGTGGACCACACGCCCAAGTTGGTCATGCTGTCGGTCACGTTCAAATTGGCCGCCAGGTTGATGCGCCGCTCCACTTGAAAGGAGCCCAAGAAAAACCCATTGACAATGATGCCCGCACCGGGCACATTACCCAACACATCGGACTTGACTGAACCGAACCAGCCCGATTTGCCCAACAAAATTGGGTGGATGTCAATGGGTACGTTGGGCAGTGGGGTGTTTCGCTCGATGCACCCAGCGACCTCTTCGAGCTGTTTGATCATGCCGTCGTTTAGCATTGTGGGGTAGTTTGTGTGCGTGCTCACCAGCCCGAGCAAGTTCTCAAACGCCTGGGTGAAGGTGGGCTCTACCATTTGACCTGATACGGCGACTCCATTGCTGTCGTACACGGGGTGGGTGTACTGGCTGGGGAGGTCTTTGCCGCTCCCCGGGAGTTTGCCGTTGAACGACAAGAAGCGCTTTTGAACGTCAAGCGAGACGTAGTGCTCTTTGTCAATCAGCTGGGACGCAGCAACGCCGCCATCGCCCTTCTCGCCGCCACCCGATGGCGCCTTGCCCAAGATAGCCGCGTAGCGGCTGTCTTTTCGTATCTTCAAAATGGCGTTGGTGAGCTCGGTCGTGTTTTTCATGTTGCGCTTTGTGCCAACAAAAAAAGCAATGAACGCTTTCTTCAGCCAGGCCAGGGCGTTTTTGATCGCGGTGATGATCGCTGCCCAGGCGTGGCGAATCGTCTCAACAAACCCCTCCAGCGCCAAGACGGATTGCTTTTGCGTGAACCCGCAGTAGTTCTCCATGGCAAACTTGGGTCGGGTGTCTCGAAAGCCCAGACGCTCGCGGTTGTACTCCAGCACCGCGCTGGCGTTGGCAGCCATCACTGGGTTCAGTCTGCCTTCTCGTGCAATCACCAAGCGCATCGCCTCGACCGCTGCGTTCAGTTGGCTGGTGGCCGCCAGCGCGTCTTCGACTTGGGCTTGACGCTCATCTTCTTCATCCTCTGCAATCGCCTCGCTTACCTTGTCAACTTCTAAGTTGCCCACATCGGGGTACTCGATCTCAGCGTCTGCTGGATCGACCTCTTCAGCGGGAGCTTCATCGACTGTGCCTGCGTCCTCAGGAGGTGCGTCATCGCTGGACTCGGGTGACTCATCGATGACCTCCCCAGTGTCCAAGCCGTCTTCTGCGGCTTGTTCGCTCTCGTTGGCTTCTAGCGCGATGCGCGAAAACAGTTTGACCTTCATTTTGTTTCTTCCTTGGTGTGTGGGTAATTTAGGTGGAGTGATGCTGCAGCGCTGACTTCTCAGCGTAGTTGAGCATCGAGTCGTACGTGCGCAGCGCGTACGTAATCACGTTGGAGGAGAAACTGCCCTGCAGCTCAAAAATGGCAAAGCAGGTGTTTTTCAACAAACGCACGCTTAGGCGGTTCTCATCTGAGTGGGTTTGTGTGCTGTTGATGATGCTGTTCATACGCTGGGAGAACGCCTCATCCACCCACACCTCTTTGAACATCACCTCGCCCAAGCGGCGAAGTGCTTGTACGCCCGATGTGACATCAGACAGCACGCCTTGGGCCTGACTTTGACTCAGCGTGTGAAACACCATGTCTTTGTCAACAGGCGTGCTGGGGGGTAGCTCCAAAGCGGTGACACCGCCCGCAGCACCGCCCAACACAGCACCTGCCACGCTGCTCGCGTAGAGTGTCACGGGCAAGGAGGCAGCTGCTGTGACCGCTAACTTCATGCGGTTGTATGCAGCGGGCTCAAACGCATCCAGTTGGTAGTTCACCTTAGCGAGTGCATCGATGCCAGCGGCCCCCACCTCGTCAGTCTTACTCATGTGCACAAAGAGGGCTTTGCCTCCAGGCAGCTCACGGCCTCGGTAGAACGCGCAGCCCGCTTGGGCCTTCAGCAGCCCAAGTGTTCCCTCAACGGTGAACTCCTTTTGGTCTTGAATCAAAAAGTCGCACTGCTTGAACTTCAAACTTTTGAAGACACTGGGGTCGGTTTTTGCGTGCTCACCGTGCTCGTGCAGCCACTGAGTGTATTTCAGACAGAAGCGGCTCAGGGTGGTGGTGCACTCGCTCAGCAGACCTTCCACCGCTTGACCAACTCCCATTAGTCCAGCCGGTGCTGCGTGCCCCAGGTAGCACACATCGACGAACCAGTCTTGGGGTTTGAGAAAACCACAGCGTGCCTCGCTCTGCATGCGCCCAACGCTGCTCGTCGCCTCAGACAGACGCTGCTCGAGCTTGGTCACGCTGTGCTTGAAGAGCCTTAGCTTTTCACCGAGCGCTTGGGCCATGGCGATCAGTTTGGCCTTGATGCTCGCCCACAGGCCATCGGCCTGTGCTTGCACGCTTTGCATGGCCGCTGTGAGCGCACCCAGCGGGTCTTGCTGGTACTGCTGCACGCACACCGCCAAGCGCTCTGAGCGCCCTGATAGGGCGCTTGTGATCGACTCAATGGCCAGGTTGGCAAAGCGTACCCCGTGCACCCCCATTTGACCCGCCCCACTGGCCCGGCCCAGCGCGTCTGCTGCTGCCTCCAAAGCGGTGGAGGTCTGAACGATATCGCTCAGCTCTTGGCCTATGGCCTCACTGGTGTGGCCTGACTGCTCGAGCATCTGGAATGCGGGGTCGGTGCTGAGGCTCACCAAGTCAGCCGATTGCTGCTCGGTTTGCTGCATTGCTTGGGCGTGGTCTTCAAACGCCATGATTTTCTTGCTGGTCATGGTGCCTAGCCTTCCTGTAAAGTAGCGGTGTATTGGAACAAAGACTCCTCAACGTAGCTGAGAAGCGAGGAGCAAGTTGTGAACGCGTAGGTGTGGGTGTTGGCCGTGGCGTTGGCCATCACGTTCATTAGGGCCAGCACCAAGTTGCCCAAGTAGCGCGGTGCCAGCTCGCCTGCGAGGTGCGCGCCCTCAGCGCTCAGATCGGGATCTTTCAGCAAAGCGGTGCTGAGGGTGTTGAAATCCTTGTCCTTCCACAGCTTACCGAACACCGTGTTGTACCACTGCTCCAAAACCTCGGCGGTGTGGCTCACCTCAGTCAAGCGGGTCTTCACCTCATCCAAGGACAGGGTGTTAAACACCAGCTCCCGGGTGAGTCTGGGGGTGCTGCCCGTGCCCTCGATCTTGGCGTTGGCGGGGTGCACCGGGGTTGGAGGAGGCCCGCGGCGCTTGGCAACGGGCTGGGACCAGTAGTGTGCGTTCTTTTGCGCCTGGGCCTGGCCACCGACTTGCAGCGCGAGCAGCTGCAAGTCGTAGGAGACTGGGTCGAACTTGTCCAAGTAAATGTTCACGTGACTGAGCATCTCAATGGCAGCCAAGCCCGTTTGGCTCTTTGGCTCAATCTCGGTGTAGATCGCCCGCCCACCGGGCAGCTCTTTGCTGCGGTAAAACACGCTGCCCTCTCGCGGAGCGTGCTTGCGAATGGAGCGCTCAAGCGGTGTTGCGCCCAGCATCAAGAAGTCCTGGGTCTTCACTGAGAACGAGTTGATCGCACTTGGGTCAGCTGCGACACGGGCGTGATTGTCTTTGAGCCAAGCGCAGTGCTTGGCAATCACCGTGCCAAAGACCTGGGCGTGCGCTTGCAGCACCTGATCGAGTGCGCCTGCAACCCCAGCGCCAGATGCAGTAAAGCCCGTGTTCAGGTACACCAGGTCAACAAAGCAGCGCTGGGGGTACAGCGCGCTTTGGTAGGGCACGCTGGCGCTGTCCAAGCCCAGCGCCTGGGCTTGCAGTGAGGAGACTCGGCGCTGCAAGAGCGCCAAGCTTTGTTTGAACGCGTTCATCCGCTCAGCCAAGTGGCGAAAGAATGTGACCAGTTTGTCCTTGATGAGCGCCCACAGGTCTGCCAACTTGTTGCTGATGAAATCAAGCGCGCCCTCTAGCGCCAGCGCTGGGTCTCGCCTGTAGGCGCCCAAGGAGAACGCGTGCTCATCTGCTGAGAGCTCGCCTTGCAGGCAAACGGACTCTATGGCAATGTTGGCAAATTGAACGCCCGTTTGACCCAGCTCGGCTGGGACGATGGCACCACTCAGGTAGCGCTCAATCGACTCCAAACTGAGTACTGCCGCGCTTGCTTGGCGAAGCTCGGCGCACACTTGCAAGCTGAGCTGATTTGGCTCGCGTGTGCTGTCTTGTGCCAAGGACACGCGGGCGTGCACCTCGCGCTCTTGCACCAGAGAGAACCGTTTGACTGTCATGGGAATTCTCCTTAAGAGGTTTGGCGCAGGCCAAACATCACGTTGAGTGAGGCCATGAGGTCAGACACACCTGCGGGCTGTTGGCACCAGTGCGCAAGCATCTGGCGCACGCTCAGGCGTGCGCGAGACTCACAAGGCGATGGGAACTGTTTGTTGCATTCGCCGAGCAAGAAATGCCTGACCGTTGGGCTTAGCTGGGAGCTGTAGTTCACCTGCCCGCCTGCGCTGAGCAGTGCTCGCCAATTGTTGTCTGAGAGCGCTCGGCGCTGGCCCGCAAACACGTAGAGCAGTGTCTCATCAAACCAGCGACTGTGGTTGTCTGTGAATTCTGGATTGGGCAGCTGCGTGTCAATCCACTGCACAATGCCATCGGTGCCAAACGCGCTGAGCGCGCAGCGCAGCACGCGCTCCTTGAACTCAAAGAGCTTGTACTCCGGGCTCCCACCGATCACATCGGCCCACAGCTCAATGACCGCTTGATTGGCCGAGTGAGGGCTGGTGGCGCGCACCAGCCCTCGGTTGAGCAGCTGGCTGGCCACGGTTGCAGCAGGCGCGGGTTTGGTTTGTGCCACGGTGCTGCTGCCCAAAAAGCCAGAAGGGTACATCTTTAGCAGCTCAGCCATTGAGGTACTCCTCTTGCATTTTGTTGATCTCAAAGTTCAGACTGGACACGCGGTTCTCCAAGTAATCGATCTCTTTTTGCAGCTTGGCATCTTGCACCTTGTCGTGCAGTTTCTCCAAGTTCAGCTTTCTGAGCTGCAGCAGCTCCAGCTCTTCTTTGGCGCCCTTGTAGCGCTTGGCTTGACGCTCAGCGCTCAGCATACCGAAGTAGTAAAAGGGGTTGACCGCTGCAGACAGGTGGCGCATCTGAAAGGGGTCCACCTTGCTCAGGCCCATCGTGCTGGGCAAAATGCGCTCGGTCATCTCGGTGATGCCCGCATCGGGCATGCCGCTTACCGCCAGCTCAATGGCCTTGGTGTCCATGCCCAGCGTCTTCATGCAAGCACAGAAGTCCAAGAACCCGTTCTCCAGCCACAGCACCTCAGCGGGTGCCAGCGCGCGCTGCACGCTCACGTGCTCCTCGGCCTGGGCGGTCTCCAAGACGTAGGCGTAGTTCAAGAACTTGCGTGCGTACGTGTTGGCAAACTCCGCACTTTCTACCAAGCGCAAGTAGGTGAGCTTCACGTAGGTGAGTGCGATGTTGGCTTCGACCTCGGAGTAGATGGTGCCTGCGTTTTGGCTCACCAAGTTCAAGATGAGAAGGGTGTTCTCCAAGCGGTCTTTGATTGTGCTCACCATGTTCGCGCTGCCCTTGCCCGCGCTTTTGGCAAACACGGCGGAGAAGTCCTGCATCTGTTTGGACTTGAACTTTTGGCCCTTGAACAACTGCTCCGCTGAGACGTAGGCGGGGAGCGTGTGCTCGCGAATGCTCGCCTGGCTCATCTGGCAGCTCTCGGTGATTGCGTTTTTGCTAAACGAGGGCAGCAAGCCCTTGATGTACGACAAGAGGTTCATAATTTGAATGGGGTGAAATAGGGGTAAATGGTCTGGACGCTTAGATGGACACGGCCGAGCCACTCATGTAGGCCTTCATGATGTCCATCACCTCGGAGCCGCCGGTGTTTTTGCTGCCCGCTTTCATATCTTTGGCGCTCACCTGCGTGGACCCCTCAATGCCCCGGGAGTAGATAGTCACGCGCTCCCAGCTTTTATCGACCACGCACATCAGCATCAAGTTGGTGTTGTTGAACACCGCTTGGCGCACTTTGAAGTTGCTGAACTTGCCGTTTAACTTCAGCTCAATTTGCCCCAGTGTATCACTTGAGAGCACGGCCAGGTTGGACGCGGTGGCCAAGGAGGGGTTTTGACGCATGAGGCCGACTTTTCGGTTGCTGTTTTCCCGGGCCAAGATCTGTGCGTACACGTTGGACTTGTCCGTGACAAGCGCCTTGCGGTGCTTGTCAATCAGGTCTTGGCACATGATCAGATCCTTCATGAAGCTCAAACGCCCCGCCTTCCAGCTGTGGTAACGCTCCTTCAAATCCATGTCAAAGCTGTCTTTGAACGTAAAGAGGCCCACCATCGCGTTGGTGGGTAGGGTGGCCACCATCAGTCGAATGGACACGGGAATAACTGCTGACTGGTCGCCCTCTTTTAGGGTGACGTTAAACAGCTTGCCCACGGCCAGGTTGGTGGCATCTCGGATGGTGGTCATGGCGTCTTTGTCGGTTGAGGCGCGCGCCTCTTCCATGGCCACGGCTTGGTGGTTCTTGGTCGTGGGCAGGCGGTGGGCGTAAGAGGCCTCAACCGAGCGCCAGTCAGCGTAAGACTCAAAACCCAGTCCCCGGTTGGGGTTCAACGGGCCCAGGCGACTCGCCACCGAGACGCTCCCAATGGTGCCCAGCAAATTGACCGCTTGCAAATAGTAGCCACTGAACAGGGTGTGCATGGTCTGCATCACATCGGGCAAGTAGTCCAGGTTCATGCAGTCCGCATCGACCATGACTATGGGCTCTACCCGAGCGACTTGGGCGATGTCGATGAGCGAGCCGTTCTTGAAATAAGACGCTGTGTGTTTCGCATCAGAATAGGTAGCTCTCAAACGACTCCCCACGCTGGAGACTACTTCGAGTGCACCGGTGGCAGCGGCAAGGGTAATCGGGTCCATGATTGTTTTCCTAGGTTAAGATAAAGAGAAAAGAGAGATTATCAAAATGAGCGAGAACGACAAAAAAATCAACACCACCTTGGGCGATGTCTTCAAAAGCACCCCCATCGGTGATGTGGAACGTGCCATGGGTTCGGTGTTTTTTGGCATCAACCACCGCCAGCAGCCCAGCCCCATCCCGATCAACCGGGACATGTACGGCCTGACCTTCTTCACACGCCCCCAGCTGAACCTGACCACGCAGAACGTGCGCGCCGAGCGCAGCCTCATACCTTTGCTCACCAACGAGCCCGCGAGCATCGCGCGCATGATCCGCTGCTACTTGGACCCGCGCTTGAACTACGCCAGTTCGAATTTTGGCTGCCCCTTTGTGGACCATGAAAACGCGTTCATCCCCTTGCTCACCAACCACCTGGTCACCTGCGCGGGCTGGCCTGACCCGACCTTGGACAGCTTTACCAGCAAGCCCGGCTCGCACAAGGAGGTGTACGGGATGGTCGACAGCACGCTCGATTTGTTTGCCGCGTTCGATCTGAGTCTTACGTTTCGCAACATGCAAGCGGACCCAATCACCGAGATGTTTCGCATCTGGACCATCTACATGGCCTCGGTTTTTAAGGGTATCATGGTGCCCTACCCCGACTTGATGATGAAAAACGAGATCGACTACATGACTCGGGTGTACCGCTTGGTGCTGGACAAAAACAGGAACACCGTACAAAAGATAGCTTGCATCGGGGCGGGCTACCCGGTGTCGGTGCCTTTTGGCAACTCATTTAACTTTGATGCCGACAAGCCGCTCAACGCCAACAACGACCAGCTGAGCTTTCAGTTGCGCTCGATTGGGGCATGCTACCAAGACCCGATCATCATCCACGAGTTCAACAAAGTCGTGGGCGTGTTTAACCCCGGCATGCGAGAGGACCAGTTCTACCGCAGTGGCGACGGTACGCTTAAAAACGCCAGCGTGCAGCTCGTGCCCAAGGAGGCGCTCAGTGAGTTTAACTGCCGGGGCTATCCCCACATCGACCCCTCCACGTACGAGCTCAACTGGTACGTGCCCAAGAGTGAGTACGACTCGGTGATGGCGGCGTACTCGCGCCACAACGCAGCGCTTGCGCGCTGAGACGCTCACCACTCCCTCTCACACACCACAAGGAATTTTGTCATGATTTACACGTCTGTCACCACGCGCCTGGGCGACATCGAGCAGTACAAGTACAACCCAGCCAAGATGCAGCGCGCCGCGCTGGAGGCCTTGCGCGCTATCACCAGTGGTGAGGTTGATGTGGTCGATGCGACCAACCCGTTTGTGTTTTGCATGGAGACCACGGCCGTTAACACGGCCGCGTTCATGGTGCACGCTGAGGCCCTCACGCGGCGCCAGTACGCCGCGGTGGCCATGACCAACGAGGACGTCTACTTGCACATGGGAGACAAGGACTACATCGGGCGCTTTGCACTGCCAACCAAAGCCAAGTTCACTTTGATGTTTCGAAAAGACGAGCTGCTCCAAGCCCTGGTGCTAGACCCAGAGACAGGCGTTCGAAAGCTCACCATTCCACGCAACACGGTGTTTACGATCGCTGAGGTCGCGTTCAGCTTGCAGTACCCAGTTGATATTCGAGAGCTGGTGCACGGGGGCTTGCAAATCGTCTACGACGTGCGCCAGCTCTCGCCTTTGCAAGTGCTCCCGACCAACGTGGTCGAGTGGCAAGAGATCTACGACCCCAGTGGCACGGCGTTCTTGCAGTTCTCGCTGGAGGCCACGCAGTTTAACATCGTGAGCAAGCTAAACGACGTGAACGCCGCCTCAGGCTTTAAGACAACGTTCACGCTGAGTGATTCGTTTTACCACGCGCGCGTGTACACCCAGCTGAGTGACGGGCACTGGCAAGAGATCCCCACCACCCACACCCAACAAGTCTACGACCCCAAGACGCCCACGGCGGTGCTCAAAGTGCTTGACAAGACCGTGACCGTTGTGATACCGGTGATTTACACGACAACGGGTCAAATTCGCAACAAACTGCGCATTGACGTCTACGAGACCAAGGGCGAGTTGAGCATGCTGCTCAGCAACTACACCTTGGAGGACTTCTCCGTGCAGTGGCGGGTCATCGACGCCAACGACGCCACGCCCTACGTCTCGCCACTTAGTGAGTTGAAGACGATGGGGTTTTTCTCCCTAAGCGCGGTGTCTGGTGGGCGCGCCGCACTGTCTATGGCTGAGTTGCGCCAGCGGGTCATCCAAAACAACGTGGGCCCCAAGAGCATACCCATTACCAACGTGGAGTTGCAAAGCAACATCGAGGACTCGGGCTACGAGGTGGTTAAAAACGTCGACACCATCACCAACCGCATCTTCTTGGCCACCAAACCCATGCCCAAGCCGATCGATGAGCGGCTTATCACGCCTGCGCCCTCCAGCGTGGCCACCGTCGTGTTGGCGTTCTCCCAAATGGTGCACGCCCACGGCGTGATCGTGCACCCAACGGGGGTTACACTTACCCCCAGCGCCGTCTACGAGAGCGTGGGCGGGATCACCTCCGTTGTGAGCAAAATCAGCCACGCCGAGCTGAGCCGCCTCACCAACGCCCAACGCTGCTTGGCTGTTAACGCGCGAAACTACCTGTACAGCCCCTTTCACTACGTGCTCGATGGCGAGACGACCTCGGGCGAGGACGCGGGCTTTGATGTGCGCCCGTACTACATGGACGCCCCCGAGGTGCTCAGCAAGAGCTTTGTGGCAGAAAACGCCGCTACGGGCTTGCAAGCATCGGTGGCGGCCAACTACAGCATCTCGCGCAGCGACACGGGCTATCGGCTCGTGCTCACGACGCGCTCGAGCAAAGAGTTTCGCGCGCTGAGCGATGACACGGTTTTTGCTCAGCTGAGCTTTCGGGTGAGTGGGGACACGGTGTCTGCCTTTATGCTGGGCGTGCAGCAAGCGCGCGCCTCTGTTGAGGACGAGCGGGTCTATGTGTTTGACATGGTCACGCGGTTCAATTTGAACCCCGCCCACCAGCTCGACCAAGCGTCCTTCACCTACAGCACAACGGAGCTTACAACGCGCTGTGAGCTGCTCCAAGACATGAGTGTCTCCTTTGCAACCACTGCTGCGCCGGTGGCCAATTTGATCAGAGGTGTCGTGGACCAAGGACTGGGTCGCTTTCAACTCCCCTTTGACGTTGTGGGGGTCACGCAGGAGAAACTGAAGATCCGCTTTGGCCACTCGCTGGACACGCTGTGGTCGCGCGGGCGCAGCGTCACCTCCTCGGTCCGCTACAAGCGCCACGCAGCAGATGTGCCGCGCTTGAACGCCCAAGACGTGTACCTGCGCGACCCACTCACCAACTCTGCGTTCTCTCTAAACGCAGGCGGTGATCTACAGTACACGCTGCTCCAAGCCGCGGGCAGTCCTGTTAAAGACGCTCAAGGGGTCGTGCAACTGCTGCACCGCGCTGGAGACCCGGTGCTAGATGCAGCAGGGCGCCCGGTTGCTGAGGCGGGCTACTTGGGGGAGCTTACGCGTCACGTGGACATCACTGTGATCGATGCGGTGTACCGCTTTGCCACCGACTTGGTGTCTTCATCGTACCGCCAGTACCTGGCCTCGTCCTTGGTGGGCTGGCTCACCGAGGACTTAACGGCCCTAAACGCAACGCTCTTGGATCAGACCAAGATTTACTTCTACCCCAAAGTGACCCAAGGCGACATCAAGGTGATGTCTCGAAAAGGCGTGGAGGCCAGCATCCCTGCGGCGCAGTCGTTTGTGGTCACGCTGCACGTGCCCAAGGCCACGATGCAAAGCACAGAGCTGATTGGCGCCATCAAGAAGAGCACAATTCGAACGATTGATTTGGCCATCAAGGGCGTGACAACTTCGGTGTCCTCCATTGAGATGGCGCTGCGCAGCCAATACGGCAGCGATGTGATCGATGTTAAACTAAAAGGCCTGGGCGGTGAGATGGACTACAGCGCACTCAGTGTGCTGGACAAATCCACTCGCCTAAGCATCAAGAAGCGACTCGTCTCCTTGCCCGATGACCAGTTGATTGCTGAGGAGGATGTGGAGTTTGTGATCATCGAGCACAGCGTGGCCATCTAAGACAAAAAAAATAAGCAGCACACCTGCCCCAGGCCCTCATCGATGAGGGCCTGGGGCAGTATGGCGTCTCAGTGCGCTGGCAACTGCAGGGCTGCCCTGAGGGGCGTTGCGTTCTCAGAGCTGCCCGCTTAGACTCAGCGGGCACTGGATGTCTTGGATGTCTTGGTACACCGAGCCCATCCAATTGCCATCCTCCACCTGGCATCCATTGTAATAATCGGTGCTTGGTGAGCCGCTTTGCTGCAAGCCCAGTGGCCAGTCCTTTTTGGTGTACACACGCTCGGTGCTGCTGGCTTGGGGGTAAGTGAGCTGAAGGGCACTGAACGACTTGCTGGGGTCGTTAGGATGCATGCTGATGCCTTAGTTTGACAAGGCCATTGAACCCACACGTGCCTCTGGCACAAAGGAGCGTTTGCCAAAGGGGTGGGGATGCACGGACACTGGCTCAGCAACTGTCTTCTCAGCAAGGACGGGTGAGTTGATCGACACCGCACTGACCTTGTCAATCTCGCTTAGCTGCAGCTGCAGCTGCAGCCGAGCGATCCTGGCGGCATACATCACCGCAAGCGCTCTGTGGTGCTCCTCTTGACTTGCACTGAGCAGTTGCTCCAGGTGATTTTGATGCACCTGATCGGCAATTAACTTGCCGATGCTTACTCGGCGAAACAATCCCCTTTTCTCAACCGTAAACGCCGCGCACGCGCGCAGGTCGCCACCGAGACGGTGCGCGCGCTCAATGCACAGACCGACCATGCTGGCGTACTGCTCGGCTGCCGAGGTGTGAATCAGGCACAGGCGGCGCGCCTCGTACTGGTGGTCCGAGAGCTGAGACTGAATGCTGGCCATTGAGGACTGTGCCTTGAAAGGCATAAATTTAGACAGGTTAAAACTCATGATTTTCTACTCAGGTTAAGTGATGAAATTGAACACCTGTAAGATCAAACAAACCCAAGGCAAGTGACTTGGGCGGTGTAGCAACTGGGGTTCAATAGGATGATAAGTGATTAATTAATTCTGCAATCTTTGTCACTAGCGGCATACCACCCGGGTCCTTTAAAAGGACCCGGGTGGTGCAGCGCTCTAGCAGGACTGAGATTTGCTCAGGATCTGTGTGATCCGGTTGGCCAGCACAATCACCACTTGCGAGTGGTTTTGGCAAAACGCTTGGGTGTCTGGGTTCACGTAGCGCCCCGCTCCGGCCAGCTTGGTCAAGAAGCAGTACTCACCCGAGGCCATCATCGGCACGCTGGCATCGGGGTAGGCGTTGGCGTAGCGAATGAGCCAGTGCGCGCGCACCGTCTCATTGACCAGTTCAACGTCCACGACAACCGCTTCGTTGAAGTGTGCCATCATCTCAGACGCAGTGGTTTTTACGTTAAACAGAAAATGAGACTCAGCAGCATCCACCGCTGAGGACGGGATGGGCAGCATGCGCGACAAGGCAATGCCCAGCGCGATGCTGGTGGCCTTTTTGTGCACGTTGATGTCTTTGACCCGCTCGCGCAGGAAAGCTTGCAAGCTCAGGCAATCAAGTTGGTTCATGGTGGTCTCTTTCAAAAGGGTTCAAGCAAGGGTGAATTTGGTAGCGCTGTCAAACAATGAATTGTTGCCCAGCAGCTCCAGGTCTTTTTGCAGCAACTCAAACTTGTAGGCGTTACGGTAGCTGGGTTTCAGGTAGTACACCACTTTTCCGATAAAGTGCAAGTTGTCGTCGTGGAACTTGGCGATGGTCTCGATGGCTGCGTTTGCATCGAGCAGTGCTTGTTTCTCTTTGGCTGACAAGCGCTGGTTTTTCAAGCGCTGTGTGTTCTGCGCTTTGATGCGCAGAATACGAGATTTATCACTGTCGTAAGCGGCCGAGCGATTGGCGTCAAACAAAATGACAATCCAGATCAAGCCCAGCGTATAGTAAGTGAGTGCTAAAAACCCCAAGATGAGAAACACCACCTGACAGGCCTGCACCAACCAGCTGCCCAAACCCGCTTCTCGCCACTCAACGCGCGCCCACAATTTGTCCAGTGCTGTGACGAGGTCTTTGCCCGCGCCACAGCGGGTGGCAAATTGGTCGGCCAAGTACTCACACGCCGTTGTGTCGTACACGTTAAACCCCAGCTCACTGACTGACAAAGTAATGCTGGCGTCCAGCACCACGCAACTTACCACCTTGGCGTCTTTGGCATTCAAAAGCGCTTTTTGTTGTTCCTCGGTCATACGCAACAAATCAGATCCAGCTGCAAAGACGATTTTGCGGCTTTCTTCAGGCACTGTTTTGTCCATGGCCCGTGTCATCCCAGCCAGCACTTGGTTGGTGCTGACCGAGCGCGAGATGAACTCGATGAGCGTAAAGGTGTGGCCAACCTCATGCAACACGATAGCGGCCACCTCGCTGGCAGTGAATCTGCTTTTCAGGGTCAGCATGTCGCGCGGCATGTACAGGTCAAACTGCATTTTGGCAAAGACGCCGTTCACTTTGGCTGTCTTCAAATCAAAACCACCATCGATGACCTTCTTCTTCATCGCCAGCGTGAGTGGGCGGATGTCTTTTTGCAAATCAAAGCCCATCAGGTCTTTGAACGTCTCTTGCTCCGCTCGGCTAAAGAGAACGTTGCTGCCCGTGAGCATGGGGAGTTGCGTGGCGGGTCCACTGTTGCGCCCGTCTAGCATGGCGTACTGCAAGTCGGTGTGCTTTTTGATCACAGCCAATACCTTGCCCACGCTCGGTGAGGTAAAGTAGGCCTCGTCCAACAGATTGTCATCAGCGCCCTTGCAGGCTTCTATGCTGCGCGTGAGCTCCTCGAAGAAAGCGGGGCCTTGAAAAGAGATTGACTCAAGGGCTAAGATGCCTTTGCGCATGGGGTGAGCTTTCGCGGGTTAAAGTTATTGTGGGGCGGCATGGAGTAGCGAGCCAGCAAGTCGCTCGTCAAACCATTTACCGGAGCAAGCCGCCTTTATGACCATCCCTGCCCCCACCCCCTCGCCGCTGGAATGCCGATTTGCCGTCTACAGCAAATCGAAAACCGATGACACCGACATGCACCTGATCAAAGAGGCGGTGCACAACCCAGACGGCACCATCACGCCTCACGTGCGCATGGTCAAGCAATACACCCGAAACTTCTACGTGACCAAGAAGGGCATGCAAAACCACGTTGACCGAAAGGAGTGGGAGCTTAAAAGCAACCTGACCGAGTTCAAGTGTACCCAGACCAACTTGGTCAACTCGGTGGCGCGCGCCTTTGGAAACGCAGGCTTTAGAGGCACGCTGCGCGACTTGCCCGAGTCGCGCTTCGTGTACGGCTCAGACATCACATCGACGGCGATGATCAAGCAAAGCTACAAAGACCGCTGGGACTTGCTCACGCCCTACTCCTACGCGGTGTTTGACACAGAGACCGACATGCTGCACGGCACCGACGCCATCATGATGGCCACGGTGAGTTTTAAAGACCGGGTGTTTACCGCTGTGCAAAAGAGCTTCGTCGCCGGCTACACCGACCCCATTGGGCGCATCCACGCGCTGGCTGAGAAGTACTTGGGTACAACGTTCAAAGCGCGAAACATCAAGATGGAAGTGGTCCTGGTCAACACAGAGATCGATGTCGTTCGCGCCACGATGGCCAAGTCCCACGCGTGGAAGCCCGACTTCCTAGGGGTGTGGAATTTGGACTTTGACATGACCAAGGTCATCGAGGCGTGTGAGCGCGCCGGCATAGCACCCGAGGACTTGCTCTGTGACCCCGGCGTGCCCACTAAGTACCGAAACTTTCGCTATAAAAGGGGTCTGGCCAAGAAGGTGTCTTCCTCGGGCAAGGTGATGAGCTTTACCCCCGCGCAGCGCTGGCACACCGTGTTTTGCCCCTCGTCCTTTTACTGGATCGATGCGATGTGCGCTTACCGCCAGGTGAGAACGGGCCAGTCCGAGGAGCCCAGCTACGCGCTGGACGCCATTTTGAACAAGGACTTGAAGATCGGCAAGCTGAAGTTCAAAGAGGCCGATGCGTACAAGGGCGCGGAGTGGCACATCTTCATGCAAAAGAACTACCCGCTGGAGTACGTCGTCTACAACCAGTTCGACTGCATCTCCATGGAGCTGCTCGATGAGCTCAACTTGGACTTGCAGCTCTCGCTCCCCGCGTTCTCTGGGTGCTCGGATTTTAACAACTTCAACTCCCAGCCCAGGCGCTCAGTGAACGCGCTGCACTACTTTTTGCTCAAGCACGACCATGTCATTGGGAGCACGGCTTCTGAGATGACGGATGACTTGGACACGGACACCTTGGGAATTGACAAGTGGATCAACTAACAGGTCCCCTTGCGCAGGAACGCGCAAGTGATAAGATGCTTAATTGACTGGGACACCCTGAGAGCCTCTTCACCACAGCGCAGCGCGAAAGCGCAGACGTCACGGTTTAAAAACGAAGAGGATTGGGCAATCAGCAGCGAAGCTCCTACGTATCGTCGGGAGACGAGACACGGAGAACGTTCAACGACTATTCCGTCAGGGAAGTAGGGGCACGAGCCCCGAAACAGCATCTGCCCTACCTCCCTCGGGACCGGGCAGTGATATAGTCTGTTCCCGAGGGAAACCACGGGCAGGTGTCATGCAGCACACCGGGCACGCTAGCAGAGCGTGCTGGACAACAAGCGTGATGTTAGACGCGCACCTCGTGACCGACACGGGGCTGCAGCTGATCAAGGAGATACCCGGCATGCCCACAAACATCCGGGTCGATGTAGCGGATTGTACAATTGACACACCTCAATTAAGTCCGGCCGTGGCGTAATTCATGGTATAAAGTTATTTAATTGCTGGGAACTCTCGCAAAACCACTGGGCTAAATCGGCGTATGAAAATACAGACGCAAATGCTTGAAAACACAGTGGGTAGAGACAATCAGCAGCCAAGGCCCTAACCGCTTGACCACCAAGCGCACGGGCAAGGTTCAACGACTATTCCGCACACACTGCAGCGTCCCCCGACGCTGCAGTCAGGAAGTAGGGGCAAGTGCTCCGAAACAGTAACCACCCCACCAGGTAACACTGAGGGTGAAGATATAGTCTCGTCTGCATGGAGACATGCAGCAGTCCTTGCGGTCGTGAGACCCCGAGCAAACGGGCACCACCTAACGAGTGGTGTTGAAGATATCGTTAGACGTAACCGCCAGCTACCCGACCACCGAGAAGGTGATGAACGTGTCCAAGGAGACCACCTCCAAAGAGATCATCTCCATTGCCGGGGTCGAAGAAGACGTCCAGCGCAACCAGACCATCAACTGGGCCGCTGGGCGCAGCAACGCCGCTGAGATTGCCAACCAGTTGTTTGGCCTGCCAACGCTGGACGGCATGCTCGCTGCGTTCTTAAAGCAGCACTAGACCAAAAAAATAAAAAAGCATATCAGCTCAGAGTCCTCAACGGTACTCTGGGCTGATATGACAGCTTATGTCTTGGACGCTTTTTTGTACTCAGCGGCCAGCTTCAGGTGGTATCCACCGGCGGCGAAGTTCGGGCCATTGTAAATGCGCGCAACAGTCGACCACTGCCTGGCCTGCAAAGCCTTTAGGAGCGCGCGGTCAAACTTGATGAAGGACACGACCGCTTGGAGCTGCAAGCGCTCTGAGGTCTGCATGGCCAACACAAAGGCGCTCACGGTGTCATAACCACACGCCTTGTGGTTAAAACCCATGCACTGGCCCAGGCCGTAGCTGGCTGAGCGCAGGGCGCTGTTTTTCTCAATGGCCATCGCATCGTTCAAGCGCTTGACCTCGTGCTGCCCGCCCAGGTAGCCCCCGGGCACGGGGTTGCAGATGTCTCGGTGGCTCACGCTCGTGGCCAGCGCAAACGCCTCACCGCGCGTGCGTATCAGGTCTCGGTAGAACTTGTGGCGCTCAAACAACACGGTGGTGTGCCCACTGGGCAAGAAGCCAAACTCCTTGGTCTCCACGACCAAGATGGCCTCGACCGAGGCCACATCCACGCCCAAGGAGCCCGCCGCGTCCACGATGTCCCCAGGCATCAAAAAGCGCGCGGTGATGTGCGCGCCCAGTGCCGCTTGGGTCTTTGGGCCGTAGTAGGCCCCGCGCACGTCACTCTCTTTTACCCCTATTGAGGCTTGGTAGGTGCTGAGGGCGGCTTGCGTGGTCCTGCCAAAATCCCCATCGCACTTCATTGCCAAGCCCATCTTCTCGTTGAGGGCTCGCTGCATCAGTTTCACAGCGGGGTCTTTGCTCCCCAAGCTGTGGGTGCCCTCAACCACCAGCGCGGTGGTGCGAGAGAACAAGGACGCCCGGGTCAGTGGGCCGTAGCAGGCACCAGCGGCGTTGGTCTCTTTAATCCCAACCGATGCTTGGTAGGCTCTTAGAGCGCCTTGGGTGAGTTTGCCAAAGACGCCGTCGGCGCTCAGTGACGTGCCCAACCTCTCGTTGAGCGCGAGTTGCATCAGTTTGACGGCGGGGTCCTTGCTTCCCAGGCCATGCGTTTTCTCGGTCATCAAATAAACTCCTGTGTTGTAGACACAGGATGTCGGCTTTGGGTTTACTGGTTCACCTGCACAAGACCAGACTCGGGCGTGTTCAAACAAAAAAAAGAAAGCACAAATGCCTGGGCTTCGGCCCAGGCATTTATGCACATTCAAGTTACCGCATTATACCGAAAGCGGCTGCTTTGGACAGCTTTGCGTAAGCGGTGTGCGGCAAACGCGGCGCGTCTTTGGCCACAGGCCCACGCAGGCCAGAGCGCCCGTTGCTCACCAACATGTACCAGTCGTCTGGGTCGTGCTCGGCAACATGTGCCTGATTATTTTGCAGTACAGCATACAGCCCAGGAAGTTTTGACTTCCTGGGCTGTATGAAACAGGGTAAAGACCGATTCGGTTTACTTGTTAAAGAACGACAGCACCTTGCGCTTGCCCTCTTCGCTGAAGCTGAACTCCAGCGTGCGCGAGAAGTCCACTTGCTTGATCGCCACCGAGCGCCCAGCCACGGGCGCAGCCGTCGTGATCAGGTTCATGATGCGCACAAACGCTTGGCGGTCCACTGGATTGAGCGTAATCTCATCGGTGAAGCGAAAGATGTAGCGCGCATTGAACACGCCGTCCTTGTTGTCATCAACCAGCTTCAGAATGGTTGCAAACAGCAGGGGGAAGTCTTTGTCCACCGTGTTGATGGCACTTTGGATCGTGCGAAACAGCAAGGACTGCTGGCGAGCACCGTCCACGGGCAAAATCATCTTGCCCGGCGCCATGGCCAGCATGTACGCTTTGAGCGAGTGGATCACGTTGACCGCTGCGTTGTTGCCACCGGCCTCAATCTGTGCGAGCAGCTCTTGGACGGTTGGACTGTAGACTTGGCCCGTGGCGTTCACCGCCTTTTGAGCAGCCACGACACTCACCTGCTCAGGCGTGGCGACCTTGCCCACCGGTGCGGTGGTCGAAGAGGCCACCGTGCCCGACTGGCTCGCTGGCGCAGCAGGCGCCACCGGTGCTGGGGATGCTGGTGCTGTGCTTACAGTAGCAGCGGGGGCAGTGGGCTCTGCTTTGGTTGGGTTTTGCGACATGTTCGTTTTTTTCAGGTTATGAGGAAGAAGGCAGGCCACCGTGCAGCGCGCGGGGGTCAAATCATTGAGGGGTTTGTGTTTTTAAACAGGTGGGGTTGGCTGCACGTCTTTGAACACGTAGCTGCCGCACACGCCGTCCAAGAAACCCATCGCGTAGCGAATTTTAGCATCAGTGATGCAAAGCCGCTTGCCAGCAATGGCGCGACTGGGGTAGACGGTTACTTCGCCAGTCTCCCGGTTGGTGACTTCAACTGGGAGGCTGCCGATCCATTTGGGCTTGTAGCGCTCTGGCAGGTTTGCCACGCGGTCTGCCGTAGGCGCGTCGTCGTAGACAAAGATCCAGCCCGCGTACGGCTTTGCCTTGTGGTGAACGACGTGGTGTTGCAAGCCCGTGTAGCTGAGCTTTAGCGCATCTGCCATTTGGTCTAATGTGTTTGCGGTGATCATGATGCTGGTGCTCTCACTCATTGCCAACCAAATGCCAAAGGTAGAGTCCCAAGAAGACTCACTGTCCTCTTCGCGCTCTAAGGTGGGCCAAGGCACGGGGTTGTCGTATTTGAACACCTGCCAGTCTTTGGTGACCCGGCCCACCCGGGGGCTGTTCAGGTGCTTGTTGAGCCGCTTCTCGCTGATCTTCAATGTCAATGCCAGCTCTTTGGCCGTGCTGTACTTTGCCACAGCACCAGTGCGCACATCGCGCGTGAGCACTGCTTGGTGGGAGGTCAGGCCCGTTTGAATGGCGTGCACGTTGTTCTCCTTTGTGCTCACCCACTCCAAGTTGCCCAGCCAGTTGTGGTGTTTGACCCCATCGATGTGGTTAACCACCAACTCGTGCAGTGGGACATCGGCGTGGCGGGTGGGCTTGGCAACAAAGATCTTTGCCAAAAGGCGGTGAACGTAATTGCTCACGTACTTGCCACCAATGCGAATGGCCACCAGCGTGTAAGTATCTGTCTTGAAGACCGGTACTTCTTTGTCAGCAGCCAAATTGAAAAACACCCCGTCTCGGTTGACCACCACCGGCAAGTCAGACTCTGGCATGAAGAAGTAGCCTGGCTTTGCGGCGCACTCCACCGCATGGGGATAGTAGCCATCAAACACTTGGCTGAAATCGGGGGTGCTGAATTTGACCTTGTTCTCGGTGAGCGCTTGAAGGGTCTTCAGTGTTTTTGCGTACTGGCGCCCTCGCCACTCCAAGTTGCTCAGGGTGTGGTTTGCTGGGTTGGCGTCTTTGTGAAAGACCCGAGCAGTTGCCACCGTGAGCGGTGGCTCAATCGGGATGAACGTACAGGCGAGCAAGTAGGCCACCGACAAGCTGCGCTGGGTTTTGCCCAGCGCCACGTTGGTCATGGTTTTGTCGTTTTTGTCCGAGACCCACTGCGCGCCGACTCGCGCGTCTCGGATGCGTCGCACGCATCCGTTAGGCGCTATCTCGTAGTCGGGAAACGTCGGGATCTGGGTGAAGGCTAGGGGTGAGGTGGTCATGGCAACAGCAGGTGGTTAAGGCTATATCTTATAGGAACCTGATTTATTTTATCACACCCACCCGTTATCTTCAAGTAATTGCCGTGTTTAGGTCCATTTTAGCGAGGATAAGACTTTTTGCGTGTGCACCACTAAGAAAGATGTACAAAAAGGAAGATCCATAGGCAGCGACGGCAATAGACAAAGCAGTGGGGTTGACAATCAGCCTTTCGCCCAAGCAGACTTTGCAGTAATCGGTCAAGGTGAGTTTGCAGTACATGGGGTTGCGCATCATCAAGCGCTGACCCAAGTAGGTGCCTGCCTTCTCAAGGGTTAAGATGCGCTCACTCCCTTTATCCGTGATCACGCTAAAGCCAACCAGCTTGTGCTGGTTGGCTACTGTCACGTCTGTCACACCACCCAAGCGAGCGCCACAGTCGTCCTCAGTCACGTTTAGGTTACTGGACGCTCTGAGCAGCCATTTGACTGACACACCCCCCAGCACCGTCTCGGCACCTCGGTTAAAGGAGCCTGCGCGAAGGGAGTTGTTCATGTCAGGGAACTTGCTCACGTCCCAGCCTTCACCAAGCGAATTCGTGATCAGCTTGGCGTTCACCGTGTTGTTGTCCAAACTCATCTCAGCGCCATGCATCAAGAACAACTTCTTTCTCACGATGTTTCTGCTTTTGTTGCTGGACATGAAGTACTTGCCCCCTGGGTCGTCCTTTAGCCACTCGTTGTCGTAGTCCACGAGTGCTTTGTCGATCTTGGCGATCGTGGCCATTTGGTTTAAGGTGCCTGCATTGTCTTGGAGCAGTTTGGCTCGGTACTCTACAATGCCTGGGGGTGCGGTCATGGTTTTGGCAGTGGCTGCCCACACGCACAACTGGGTAAAGCCCGTGAGGTAGTACAGGGCCTTGGCAAAGAGCAAGTACTCATCGACGTAGAACGTGTCGTCCTTCCTCACAGCGCCCTCGGGTGGGGTGTCTTCAAAACGCACCAAGATCATCTTCTCCAGCTTGTTGATCTTAATCGGGCCTGCTTGGAAAGCCATCTTGGTGCCAAAGGAGTACACCAGCACGCACCAATTGAACAACAAGTCCCCATACGTACTGGCCAGTGAGCTGGCCAGGTTGGGGCAGTCTGTTGGGCTCAGCTCAATGGGGTCTCGAAAGCGGTAGGGTGGCTCGCCTGCGGGTGCGTCTTCTATTTTGACCAGTTCACCGGCTTTGGTGGGGTCGCAGTAAAACACCCCGGTCTGGGTTTGCACCAAACGGTAGGGGTAGGGGTCTGCCTTGTAGGCATTTTCGCTCTCTCGGGTGATGGAGAAAGCACTCACGACCCAGGCCAGTCGCTTGTAGTGGCCCGCGTGCATTGAGGCGATGAATAGCTCGCGTTTGTTCATGGTGAGGGGCTCTGTCCTGTGAGGTGAGTGAGGATGATAGTGGTGGGTAACTGCCCAGTATCACAGCGTGCAGCAGGCTCCCAAGAGCCTGCTCGTGTGCTGTGCTGTTGTGGGGCAGTGGTGGGGTGTTTACAGTGGGGGAGGAGCCTGTCAGGGCTGGGGGTAGATACCCCCAGCTTTTGCTTACAGTAATATTTGGAATATTTTCCTCCTCCTCTTATAATAAATGCAACTGATATTTTTAGTTGTATTGGGGTTTAGAAGCCACCTGGGGAGGAGGAGGTGGCGGCCAGTCCGATTCGTGCTGTGCTCAGTGCCGTGCCCGGTGCCACCGCGTTGCTTGCATACGTGTAGCAGTCGGTGGCAGCGATGACAGCGTTGCCCGTGTGCCCACCCCTAAACACCCCGAGCGTTCTGTTGCCGGTGGCTGCCAACTGGTACCGTGCAATTCCCAGCGAAGTACCAGCAGCTCTTGCGTTACTTGCGTACGTGTAGAGCTCGGTGACAGCGGTGCTAGCACTGTCCGTGTACCCACCCCCAAACACCCCGAGTGTGCTGTTGCCCGTGGCCGCCAGAGAACGCCGTGCTGTGCCCAGGACCGTGCCCGCTGTTCTCGCGTTTCTCGCGTACGTGTAGAGCTCGGTGACAGCGGTGTTGGTGGTAGTGTACCCACCCCCAAACACCCCCAGCGTGCTGTTGCCCGTGGCAGCCAGATAGGCCCGTGCTGTGCCCAATGCCGTGCCCGCTGCCACGGCGTTGTTCGCGTACGTGTAGAGATCGGTGACAGCGGTGCTGGTGGGAGCAGCCCCACCCCCAAACACCCCGAGTGTGCTGTTGCCCGCAGCAGCCAAACCGTGCCGTGCTGTGCCCAGTACAGTGCCAGCTACTCTCGCGTTACTCGCGTACGTGTAGCGGTCGGTGACAGCGGTGATAGCACTGTCCGTGTGCCCACCCCCAAACACCCCGAGCGTTCTGTTGCCGGTGGCTGCCAACTGGTACCGTGCTGTGCCCAGCGCCGTGCCCGCTGTTCTCGCGTTGCTCGCGTACGTGTAGCGTTCTGTGGTAGCGGTGATAGCACTGGTAGTGACCCCGCCCCCAAACAACGCAAATCCCGAGACATTACCCAGCGCCGCTGAGCGACCACTCATCAACAAAAATTCCAACATGGGTTTCTTCTCCAAAGTTTAAAAACAACAACACCAAAACGCCAAAGCGAATTGACCCAGTGGGTCACACCATTTCGACTCACCTCGCTCCCGTGGTCTTGGTGGCACCCCAAGCCAAAATCACCTTTGTTACTGCCACATCGAGTTTGCCGACCTCGGTCAAGTCACTGAACAAGCTGCCCAGTGCGTGGCGAATGACAATCAAGGGGAGCGCGCACCCGTCGCTGGACAAGCACGCCAACCCCACCAAGTCCAGTGCGATCTGATCCACCGAAGTCGTGCTGAGGTCGGGGTGATCGTGCTGGTAGCGCTTTAGGTACTCGGTGAATTCTAGCCCTATGGCCCCCAGGTGCTCAAAGTACTGGTCGGCATAAAGTGCCCTCTGATCGCAGTAGGCCTTAAAGCTGGCGTAGGCCTTGATCTGAGCGCTCACCGCATCTGCGTGCCCCATGTCGCCTGTGCTCAGGCCTTGGATCACCTCGCTGAAATTGCTGATAAAGGAGTCACTCACCTCCAGCAGTTTCGACAGCGTCTCCTCCGCGCTGTACGAGGTCATGAAGACCATCAGCTCGGCGAACTTCTCAATGACAGGCAGCTCGGCGTTCAAGACGCCGAGCATGGCCGCCCTGTCCTCATAGTACGCCAGCTCAAACATGGCATCCGTGTACAAGATCTTCTCAGACGTTGGGGTGTCGTCGTCAAACTCAATGCCCTGGAGTTTTAGCAAGTAGTCCAAGATGGTGTTGAGTGTCACCACCAGCTCATCGAGCACATCTTGGTGCCCGCGCTCAGCGGCCTTCTCCAGCACCGTCTCAAAGACTGCCATGTACTCGGGCACCTCGTACTTCTCCAGCACGACGACTGCGTCATCAAACAACTGGGTCGACTCGGGTGCGGACTGCTGCAAGTAGTTTTGCAATTCGGCGTAGATCATGGGGGTAAGCCTTTTCAATGGGTAAGGAGTGGGTGAGAGAGAAAGCGTTGCTTAAAATTTAACGCCAAACCTTATGATTTAGCGCAGTGTCCTGCTGCTTGAGTTGGGTCAAACAATTGGTCTGCAACCGCCGTTTGTGCCACCTCTTTCTCTTATCTTCACCCACCTGTAAAACACCATGGTCAAAGCCACCAAAACCCTCTCCAAGATTCACCAACGTGTGAACGCCACGGTAGACGCCCGCACCCCCTTGGGCCAAGAGATCTCTGTTAAGCCCAACACCTTTTGGGACGACGCCACCGAGGTGTTCGAGGGCAGCATGAACGCCATCGAGGCCACCAACGGCCAGCTGGCGGGTATCTTGCAAGCGGTCGTGTCCGATGCGGATCGCATGAGCCGCATCACCGACCCCAAGACGCTGGTGACCAACATCAACTTGCTCACGCGAGACATCAGCGAGCACACCGCTCGCTTGCACGCCATTCACGCCAAGCACGTGACCCGCTCGGGGGGCACGACCGATGCGGACGACACCATGATGGTGGTCAGCATCAACGGCGAATACGCCGATGCGCTCGAGGTTTACCAAACGGTGGTCATGCCCACTGTCTCTCACATCTTGGAGCAAATTGGCGTGATCGAAGAGCTGATTGCAAGCGAGCAGGCCGCCAAAGATGCGGCCAAAGAAGCCGCGCTGCTGGACGTCAACATCGTCTCTGACGCAGACATCAAAATCAAGGAAGACGACCATGCTTGAGCAAACCCCAGCCACCCCCGTGCCCGAGCAGGCAAGCGAGACCGCCCAGCCCAGCCAGCCAGCACCGCTTGCTGAGGCGCAAGCACCCAACGCGCCCACCCCAGTCAGCACCCCAGTGGACACGCGCATTGACAACTTTCGCCAAACCGACCCCTACTCAGCCGCTTGGCCAGAGGGCACCGAGCCCGTGGGCGAAGTCGCGTTCATGCCGTCTGCCTCCATGGCGCTTAGCAAGAAAGCCATTGCTGACACACCCTCATCTCCTTTGGGGGACAACAAGAAAAGCCAAGAGTGGGTGGGCACGCTCAACAGCGGCTTGGCCAACTTGGCGTACGCCGATGGCCTGACTAGCACGGTCAAGCGCGAAGACGCTGTCTTTGAGCAAAAGGTCACCTCTCCAGAAGGCCCACTCACTGGCCTGACGCCACCGCTCAAGATGCGGGAGGGCATTCGCTACACGGGCGAGTCTGCGCGCCTGCGCATCCGAAGCGCGTTGAACATGGGCACCTTGTTCTCGCTCCCTCTGTGGCACAGTGGCTTTTGGATCACGCTCAAAGCGCCCAGCGAGGGCGCGCTCTTGGAGCTCTTTCGGCGCATCGACACCGAGAAGGTGACGCTTGGGCGGGCCAGCTACGGCTTGATGTTCTCCAACGGCTCGTCCTACACGACCAAGCTGCTTTTGGACTTTATCTTGGACCACCAGTACGAGACATCGGTCAAGCTAAAAGAGGGCGAGGACCTGCGCTCGCTGATTCGGGTCCCGGATCTGTCTTTGCTCATCTGGGGCATTGCGTGCGCCATTTGGCCCAGCGGGTTTGCGTACCAGCGCTCGTGCATTGCCAACCCCGACAAGTGCAAACACGTGATTCGTGAGAAGCTAAACCTGACCAAGCTCTTGATGACAGACACCACAGCACTCACCCAGCGCCAGATCAGCCACATGACCAAGCGCCAACGCGGCTCGGTTGACTCCGACGACGTGGGGCGTTACGTGAGTGAGTTCATCCGGGGGCAAAAATGCAAGGTCGCCTTGACCGAGGAGTTAAGCGTCGTGCTGCGGGTACCGACTGCAGCTGAGCACATCGATGCGGGCTACCGCTGGATCAACGCCATTGAGGAGACCTATGGCGCGAGCATGACGCAAGCCGAGGGCACCCGAAACGACTACCTGATCAGCCAGGGGAAGGCAACCGTCATGCGCCAGTACGCGCACTTCGTGCAAGGCATCGAGGTGGCAGGCGAGCTCTACGATGAGCTCGAAGACATCGAAGAGGTGCTCAACGAGCTCACCGCAAACGACGCCATTCGCAACACCTTCTTGGACAAGACGGCCGTGTTCTTGGACGACTCTATCGTGTCGCTCGTTGCCATCCCCACGTTCAAGTGCCCCAACTGCGCAGGCGAGCAGCACTCGCACAAAGAGATGGCGCGCTACCCCAGCTTGATCCCGCTGGATGTGAGCCAGACTTTTTTTACACTGCTCGTGCAGAGACTGATGAAGATCGAGGAGAGGTGAGTCGCGTGCATGTGAACGATTTGGATTTTGGCTTGAGCATTCCCGAGGACTCTTTGTTCCTGCGGGTGTTGCGAGAGGCCAAAAAGACCGACCCGTTCACAGGGCGCGCTTACCTGCACCAGGCCTACGAGACCAGCAACGCCATCTTTGATCACCTGCAACAAGGTATGCTGGATGACTCACCTGGGATTGAGCCCGATCAGAAAAGACCGCTGTCTTCGGTGGCAATGCACTTTGCCGAAGACACCTCCAGCACGAGCGTACTGTACCAGCGCATTCGCATCTTCAAAGACAGAAAAGTCTACGCACTGATGGGCCTGAACCTGACTGAGTTTTTGGAGCTTCCCCGAGACCTGTGTGACTTTATCTTGAGTGAGTGCGGCAAACACCAAGACCGAGAGGCCACAGCCACCGATGAGGTACTGAAAGACTTGAACCGGGTTCGATAACCTCAAAAAAGCACCATACACCCCCAGCGCCTGTAAGAGCGCTGGGGGGTGTATGGTGCAAATTGGTATGAGGGGCAGCTTCGGTTGACGTGGGTCAATCTTGTGCAGCCTTGTTTGTTTTTAAACTTTGGATAAGAAACACCATGTTGGAATTTTTGTTGATAAGTGGTCGCTCAGCGGCGCTGGGTAATGTCTCGGGATTTGCGCTGTTTGGGGGTGGGCGCGCTGCCACCAGCACCGCTGTCACCGACCGCTACACGTACGCGAGCCACACGGTGGCAGCGGGTACCGCACTGGGCACGGGACGGTACAGTTTGGCTGCCACGGGCAACAGCACACTCGGGGTGTTTGGTGGCGGGCACACGGGCAGCGCTATCACCGCTGTCACCGACCGCTACACGTACGCGAGCCACGCGAGAACAGCGGGCACGTCATTGGGCACAGCACGGAACGCTTTGGCTGCCACGGGCAACAGCACACTCGGGGTGTTTGGGGGTGGGGCTGCTGCCACCAACACCGCTGTCACCGAGCGCTACACGTACGCGAGCCACGCGGTGGCGGCGGGCACGTCACTGGGCACAGCACGGCACGCTCTAACTGCCACGGGCAACAGCACGCTGGGGCTGTTTGGCGGTGGGCGCGCTGCCACCAGCACCGCTGTCACCGACCGCTACACGTACGCGAGCCACGCGGTGGCAGCGGGCACGGCATTGGGCACAGCACGGTACTATTTGGCTGCCACGGGCAACAGCACACTCGGGGTGTTTGGGGGTGGGTACACGGACAGCGTTTTCACCGCTGTCACCGACCGCTACACGTACGCGAGCAACTCGACAGTGGCTGGCACGTCACTGGGCACGGCTCGATCTGATCTGGCTGCCACGGGCAACAGCACACTCGGGGTGTTTGGGGGTGGATGGACTGGCAGCGCTAACACCGCTGTCACCGACCGCTACACGTACGCGAGCAACACGGTGGCAGCGGGCACGGCACTGATCACGGCACGGCACCGTTTGGCTGCCTCCTCCTCCTCCCCAGGTGGCTTCTAAGCCCCTCAATGAAATAAGAAATTTACAACACAAAATAAAAACAGCATAAAACCCAGCGCCTATCAGGGCGCTGGGTTTTATATGCCGTCAAACCACAGCACCCGTGAAGATGTCGTGGTAGGACTTGGCGCGCTCTTTGAGCATCGTGACTTTCTTGCCGTGGTACTCCAAGTGCTTGGGGATGTCGGTGCACACAAAATAGTAAAACGTCGTGGGGTGGTCTTTCAGGTCTCTGAGGCGCCCCAAGCCCTGCACGTTGGACTGCTCGCTTGCAATGGCGGTCGTTAAGATCACGGTCGTTAAATCCGGGATGTCAACCGCCGTGCCCGCTGACAGCAGGGTCGTGAAAACGATGTCCGAGTCAAAGAGGTTTTGATAGTCATCGTCTTCTACGTAGCGCCTTACCCGAAGCGCACCCAAGCGGTGCTCAAAGTGCTCGGTGAGCAGCGTGCACATGGCAATGGAGGCAGCAAACACCAGCAGCTTTTTCTTGGGTCGGGTGATGCTCAAGAAGCTCATCTCAATCAACTGCTCAATCAGCTTGAAGTAGTTGGCCTTGGTGGGTGGGTGGCGCATAATGGATTTCTCCAGCGCCCCGTGAGAATACCCCCGACCACCGTACTCCTCGGTGCGTATGCTCTCAGGCTTGGCCAAGCGGTAGTGCACCGCGTAGGCATCGATGTAGCGGTGCAGCGCCATCCCCGCGTAGCGCTCGCTGCGTGGGAACACCATCTCGTACATCTTGACCAAAAACGGGTCGCTGTTGATCAAGGTGGCTGAGAGCGCAATGGAGCGCGCCACGTTGGAGTACAGCTCGAGCTTCACGTTAAAATGCCAGTCCAAATGAATCTCGTCAACCAGTTTCACCCCCACCCCGAGCAGCTCAAAGAGCTGCTCGGGCACGCACGCATAACCCATGTCCAGTGTGTCGTTGCGGTACTTCTCGTACAACTTGATCCAGTTCTGGTGCGTCTTGTTGCTGAGGATGATCACCTTTTGCGTGACCAGTCCTTCTTTGGCCAGCATCAAAAGCGCCATCAGTTGGCTGGAGCCCCGAATGACGACAATGTCTTTAGGCTCGATGTCGTAGGTCTTGATCACATCATCGACCCATTTTTCGATGTACATGGGCTTGATGATGATGGCAAAGCGCTTGCCGTAAGCGGCCAGCGCTTGGAGAGCCACAAACGATTTGCCTTTGCCTGTTTGCAGGTCCACGAACTTGCTCACAGGCAGCGGTGTGGCCAAGTAGTCCAGAACGGGCAGCTGGTAGTCCCTGGGGACCCACTGGGGCTTGACGACAAACTCAGCGTCCACACCCTCTGGCGTGGGGAGTGTCTCCCAAGACACCAAGCCCCGGTCGATTTGGTTCTCAATTAAGAACTGCTTGAACTTGGGCAGGGTGTTGATGTGAAAGCGAAACTCACCCCTGTCCTCGGTGGCCACGGCAAACACCCGCAGGCCCACGCGTTGGTACTGCCCGCGCTGCTGAACAAACCCGTACTGCACAAAGTTGCGTGCAAACTGAGAGCACAACCACTTGCCTCTGGCAGACAGGTTAAAGGCGCAGTAGCCGTGGGAATACACTTTGACACTCAGGTGCTGTGTGCTCATAAAAAGAACTCCTTAAAATCCCTCAATCCAAGGGTACACCCCATAGCGCGGGACACTTATTTTACCCGCCAATCAATCCACTGTTTAAGCTCCTTGTAAAAAACAAAATAAAGCCCCACACCCCCTTCGGCTTGATTGCCTAAGGGGGTGTGGGGCCAGGGGTTAAAGGGTGCTTTGACCCAGTACCTCGTAGGGCATCAGCACCGCGTCCATGATGTGGTCGGGGCGGTTTTTGTTGCAAAAGTTGCTGGCTGAGGTAAACGCCACCAAGTGACCTTGGTAGCCCATTGTGGCCGACATGCTGCGGCACTCCAAGATCTTTCGCATGACACCCACGCCTGACTCCGTCCAGGGCTTGGGCAAGCTGTAGTCGCCCTTGGTGGCAGACACCACCATCGAGCTGTACAAGATCACCTCCAGAATAGCCAAGTTGATGCTCATTCGGTGGTTGACCAAGTCGTAGAACTCAATCAGCATGGAGCCTGGGTGCACAACCTCGCTTCGGGTCTCCAACTCATCGACCGTGGCCTCCAGCATGGCGGCGATTTCCGATGTGTTCAACACCGCGCGTTAAGCGGTGCCCGTTTGCTCGAGGTCTCACGACCGGGAGTACTGCTGCAGGGTTTCCCTGCATGTCCAGACTATATCTTCACCCGTCTCGTTAGAGCGAGGGTGCTTCCTGTTTCGACTCACTTGAGTCTACTGACCCCACGGTCATAGTCGTTGAACCTTTCCCATGCCTTTCGGTTTAGGGACTTGGCTGCTAAAGGGGACCTTAGGTCCCACGGTTGCCCATTGTAACATCCACTCTTTGTTAGACTGTCGACGCCTGCTTTCGCAACGCCTGTAGTAGAGCAGCTTTAGGGGTTTCCAGCAGTTAAAGAAGTTACACTGCCGCATTTCGGCGGCAGGAAGCATGATTACAGTAACGTTAAGTTCTCTTTCAATTCCCAATCCCCTAATGGAAGACTGTTTTCAATCCTAGACTTAACTATGTGGTACGACGTATTAAAGGTTGACATAACCGCCTCCAATGAAGGAAACATCATCGTCTCGCCAGTTATTGTTAAGTCGCTAGGGGTTCCATTGCTTTTGCAAAGTTGGGAATTGAGAGAAACGATATAGTTGTGGTTTCCAGGGATTTTTTTGAACATGTCAATCCTTTAAGAGTTACTCCCACTATATCTCAAAACATCACAATAATTCTTTACTTTGGTGCTGGGACATGTTAAAGTGGCGCATGGGCAGCACCAAAATGGGCTGGGTGTAGTCCCAGCCCTCCATGTCAAACTCGTAGTTGTTCTCCTTTGTCACCGTCCAGCCCACCTCCTTGATGTGTTTGAGCAGCCGGTGGGTCATGCTCGCTTTGCGCTTGTTGACCTGCACCGTGAGCGGCTCCAGCCTGTCTTCCTTGTCTCCGCCCACAAACAGATACACCTCATCGAACTCACTGATGCGAGCCAAGTTCAGGCTGCTCACGTCATCGACGACTTTTAGGTCCGCCAAGCCCAGCACCTGGTCTGCTTGGACGATCAGGCGCACGCGCTTTTTCTTAAGCGACTCGTGCAAGCAGTACGCGTTGCCGTTGCCCGCCACCGTCAGGTACTTCTTGGCGTTGCTGTCGAGCGTAATGCCCACGACCGTTGAGCTGCCAATAAAGTGCTTGGTCGACAAGATGATCTGGCCCAGCGCAGACGTCATGGCCACGCACGTGATGTGTCCCAAGTTGGAGTTGACCGGCACAGCTTCACTCGCTTGCCCGAAGCACACCTCACAGATGCCGTAAGGGTCGGGGTGCGCGCACCCCGCCACAACACTGCGCAGCTTGATCGTCTTGCCCAAGAGGTGCGTGTCGTCTTCGCTTACGATTTTAAGGGTGTCTGTCTCCTCATCCAAGTAGTACTTGCCCGCGATGTTTTTCAAGTCACTGTCACCCACCTTGGCACCCGACTCGTCACAGCGCAGCCCGCGCACGTTCCACAGCAAATACTCCTTGCTCCCGCAGTCCCCCAGGTGCAAGTTGCGAACGTTTTGACACACGAGCTGCTGGCGCCGTGAGAAGTACTCGGACTGCTGCAGGGGCTCCGTTGAGTTGATCAGTGCGATGGCGGCTGTGCGCGACTCCAGCATGGAGTCGTACAAACTGCGCAGGCCCTGGATGAAGCCGCGCTTGACAGGCTGCTTGAACAGCTCTGAGTCGATGTCGGTTAAAAACCCCCTGGTCGCCAAGCAGTTCAGCGCCTGAGCGGGACGAGCCAGTCCAGAGCGAATGGTCTTCACCAGGGAGTTGCCGGGCAGCTGGTCGTCCTCTGAGATCAGCTGCAAAATAGCGTCACTGACCGAGGAGATGCCTTTCTCGGTGGGCACCAGGGCGGCAAAAGCCGCCTTCACGCGGGGGTGGGTGGAGATTTGGATAAAGTCCATAATATCCAAACTCGTCACGTACGCCTCCAGGCGGTACGAGAGGTCGTTGTAGATCGTGTTGGTGATCTCATACGACATGCGACTCAGCACATCGAGCAGCTCGGTGCGGTTGGCGCACTGGTGTTTGTAGGTGTCGTAGACGCTCAGCCTGGCGTTGTTGATCAACTCCAGGTGGGTGCCAACGCCTGAGCGCCCCTCTTTGATGATGCTTTTGACGTGATGGCGCATCAGCAAGGGCGCCTGTGGGTACGCCCGGTGGTAGTCCCAAGCGTACGAGGAGTAGAGTGTCTCCTTGTCGTTGGTTGCGAATTCGCCGTCATCCATCACGAGGGCAAAGTTGCTCTGTGGCAACTTTGCCCACAGCTGCTCTGTGGTGAAGGCCAGGAGCGCGCGCGCGGGAATGCGTTGCAAGGTGGTGATCAAGATTGGTTCCTCTATGGTCTTGTTGCACAGGCGGTCGGTTGATCGACCGCCTGTGTGTTTACTGAGTCACGTGCCCGAGCCCGCGCACCGTGTAGTTCACATTGGGCTTGTACGCCTCGTAGCGAAACCGAAAGCCACTCACACTCAAGAAGTGGTGGCACAAGGACACGGGCTTGGAGCCGCCCAGTGGAGTGAGCCTTCGGTCAATCAGCCTGGGTATGTTGCACGGCTTGTTGCTTACCAAGATGGTCCTCACAATGCTCTTGTGGGTCTTGGGGTTGTTGTTGCGGTCCATCAACTCCGCCACAAAGAGCGGGCCCACGTAAGACACGTAGATGCGCACCTCTGCCTCACCCGCTCCTCGAACGGGCTGGGGTCGGTAGGGCTTGGAGTACTTATCAGCCTTGGTCACAGGTGCCAGCACGCCAAAGTGCTGCAGCTTGCCCGAGGACACGGCACTCCAGTCGTCTCCTGTTTTCTCCAGCAAGATGAAGTACATGCCCGCGATGCGCACCTTGTCTTTGGTCACCACGCGCGCGCCTGAGTTGCCCACGTAGCTCACCGGCCCCCACAGGGGCTGGTAGTGCTGCTCGAGCTGCAGCACAATGTCCTCGGACTCGGGTTGGTTGTTGGTGGGCAGGAAAATCGTAATCCCTCTCTCTACGATGTGACTCAGGTACTCAATGGGTTCTTCTCGGATGTTCTCCGGGGTGAACCAGTTGTGCATCCGAGGCGACAAAATGGCGTAGTAGCCCATCAGGTAGTCCCAGGCCTGGCTCACCAGCACGGGAGACAGGTTTTGCAGGTGCGTGAGCGCCTTGTGTGCGCGCATGCTGGTGGAAATGCTCAGCGTTGCGCACAGGCGCTTGTAGGTGTCTCGGCTGCACGCGTTGTAGTACTGCTCGTACAGGCGGCCCAAGTTCATGCGACCAATCGTTGAGTTCGGGTCGAACACAACGTCAGCTCGGTTGCCGTGCTCATCGATGGGCATTTGGTCCTCATCGACGACTTGACAGATCACGGCTTTCCTGTTGTCCAGTGAGTTCTGCTAACTCACCCGGTGTGCTGATTGACACCCGCCTGTGGCTTTCCCACAGGAGCAGACTATATCTTCATCCCCGGTTGTTGCGTCTAAGCAACTCGCGGTAGGATGCTTCCCATTTCGGGGCTCATGCCCCTACACCGTGGTAAGCGGTTAGTCGTTGAACCTTACCCGTGCGCGCTGTGTATCACTGCGCGCGTGCGGGTCTTGGCTGCGGATTACCCACATCTTTATCTTTGTTACCGTACCTGAATGATTGGTTCAGCCGCCAAAAGGTTTCCCAGTTTGGTTTGGTAGATAAAGCGCTAGAGGATTTTCCCGTCAGTTAAAGAAGTTTGTCTTTGGCCATTACTGGCCAAAGAGGCTGGCTTAAGTGAGTGCTTGGGCGCCGGTGCGAGGTGAGTCGCTCGGCACAAAGTCTCCACTCAATTTCAACCACCATGCAGGTCAGTGAGCTTAAAGCCCGTGCCTGGTATTACGTCGTACTCAATGATGAACTCCACCCAGTAGTCATCGAGTGGGGTCTTGCGGTACATTTTGCTGACGCCTTGGCCCGTGGCCAACTCGCTCACAACCGACTGGGCTTCTACCACCAAACGGTGAAACTCAGGCGTTATTTCCAGCGCCTCTCCGCGCTGGCGGTGCAAGTCCGTCCAGATCTTCAAGATGCGCTCAAAGTACACCCGACGCGCGTCGTCGTACTTCTGGGACTGCTCGTCCATGTGATGCCCAGCGAAGTTGCGCCTGTTTAGGCCATGGTGAATCTTGATGTCCACGACCCGCCCGCCCGGGCCGTTGGCGTAGAGGGTCGTGTCAAACGCAAAGTCCACCTCACTCAAGTCGTGCACGCCTTGCTCGACAACGGCCAGCTCCAGCGGGTCGTAAGAGCGGGTTGCCATCAGCAACCCGTCGTCTCGAATGATTTGGCCGATGTCTGGATAGGCCTTGTAGTTGATGAAATTGCCCTGCTCGTCTTTGTCGCCATACAAGTTGAGCGCCAGCTTCTTGCTCCCCCACTCCGAGATGCGTGTCTCGTAGGTGCGAAAGCCCATCTTGGGCAAGAAGTTGCGGTTCACCAGCACGCCGTCCTCGGACGTGGCAGGGAGTGACATGAACGCCACGTTGCCTTGCAAGCCGTACTTGTAGTCGCCCTCATCGCTGATGGAGGGTGACTCCAGCAGCACGGAGTCCTTGGCCAGCTTAGCGCCCACCGCCACCTTGGACAGGTCTTTGCCCGCCACGTACTTAAAGCCAAAATACTGGTGATTGCTGCAGTGGTCGGTGAGGCTCACCATGCCCACGACTTTGGTGTCCACGTCCTCGTAGATGACAACCGTTTGGGGATTGACCTCGATGCGATCTGGCCCACCCGTGTTGGCGTAGCGCTCAACCAAGTGCAGAACTTCTGCATCCACCGGGATTTTCACGTTGAACGTGTACTCACCGAACTTTCGCTCCATGCCGGTTTGAAACCGCCGCGCGGTCGAGTGGTTCAAGGTGAGCATCTGGCCCAGATGGTTTGACATCATGTGGGTGCGCGACGCGGTGTTGTGCTCCAACCAGGGATTCAAACCACACAGACCCAAGAGGTACGGGTTTAGTTGATTTTCGTTGTCTGACATAATTTCCTTTGAATTAAACGCCTGGGAGCTGTGTCAATAAAGACATGTATTGCTCAGCGCCAAGAGGGTAATGTGTGACTGAAAGATTTTTCAAATAAGACAGAGGCAACCTATGCGAATAGACCGAGATATGATCAGCGCGGGCGCAGACATCCACTACGACAAGGCGTTTCGAGACATGCTCGAGTCGCACTTGGAGTACCTGCGCGAGCACCCCAAGACCCGTACCATCCAAGTGGACCCCCAGCGCGCGCTGGTCTATGAGGGCGACCTCTTTGGCTTCTTTCTTGAAGCGAGAATCGAGATGCAGTTGCACTGGGTGAGCATGCGGGTCAGTGGACTCTTCTCCCCCCATGACTTCACCCCCGAGACGGGCAACCTGCTCATACCCGACTCCGGTGAGCTGGAGTCGCTTCGCCAAGCACACACTGCCACGGGCCTCACGAGCCAAGGAGTGCTTTAAAAAACAAGCACCTCCAAAAACCCCTAGCGCGTGGCGGCGCTAGGGGTTTTTATGCCGTGCTTTAAATACCAGAGCGCCCAGGCACGTAGACTTGGGGTGCGGGCCACTGAGGCGAGCCTTGTTGGCCCTGTGGGTGCTGCTGGTTGGGCCACTGAGGCGGGTAGTATCCCGGTGCAGCGTTGGGGCGGTCCCAGATGGGTGGGGCCAGTCGAGCGGACATGGGCCCTGGGGGCAATTGCTGGGGTTGCTGGCCGTAGGCCGAGTGCATGGATGCGGCCAGCTGGGGATTGGCTCGCATAGATGCCTCGAAGTCAACTTTGCCAGAAGCGTCTTTCACGCCTCCTAGGACAGGCTGTTGTTGCTGCGGGTGCTGATACGCGGGTTGTTGGGGTTGCTGGTAAGCGGATTGTTGGGGTTGTTGGGGTTGCTGGTAAGCGGATTGTTGAGGTTGTTGGGGTTGCTGGTAAGCGGGTTGTTGAGGAGGTGTGTTGGGTGCTGGCGTTTGAAGCGCTTGCGCTTGCGTTGTAGGTTTGTCATCGGGTGCGCCTTCGTTGCCCGACTGCATGGGGATCATGCGGATTTGCGGCAGCATTTGTGCCAGGTTATCAAACACCTCAATCCACTGGTCGTTGTAAATGTAAAGCTCTGGCTGATCGATGAACTGCTCGTACTCAGAGACCAGCGTGTTCACGTTGCCCGCCAAGCCCAGCAGACCCTTCATCAGCGCGTCCAAGAAGGGGGCCACATCGGACTCACTTCCGCGGTCAAAGCTGTTGGCCTTATCGATGCCGGGCACCACAAACTTCAGCAGCTGCTGCAGGGCCAGTTTGTCTTTGGGCCTCACCTTCACGCCAAACACCTGCTTGCCCTCGCCTTTTAACTCAGCGTACAGGGGAAAGCTCACGATTGCTGCGCGCGTGTACGTGCGACTACCGATCTTGCCGTTCTTTTTGAGAAACATGTGCGCAAAGCACTTGTCTTTGTTGCCAATGCCCATAGCGGTCTTGATCGCGTTGAACGTCGTGAACGTCTGCTCATCAGCGCCCGTGATGCACGAGAGGATACCGGCCAAGTCTGGGGGGATCTTGGCGTGCATGGGCTGGCTGGTGACCAAGTGCAGCAACTCGCTGCACAGGCCACCGAGCACCCAGTTGAGATTGGTGTTGATCGCCATCCTGAATTTCTCCAAGACCGAGCTCTCGTTGCGCCACACGTTCTCGCTCAAGGGGTGAAAGAGCACGATGGCCGTCTTGTCCTCACTGGCCATGTTCTCGCGGGTGGGCAGCACCATGCGCTTGCCGTCCACGGTGAATGGCACGGTGATGCCCTGCATGCTCGCAGAGATCATACCCTCCTCGTCTGCCGATAGGCTGCCCGTTGCGAGCAGGTGTCGGTAAAGCTCAATGATTTTCATGATAAATTTCCTTTACTTAGGTTACAAGTAGCCCAAGCTGCTGGCGGTGAGCGCACCGCCTGGGTCTTGGTTGTCTGAGATCTCACGCATGAGTGAGCTGAAATCGCTTGCGATGCCATTCAACAGCGTGTTGCTGTTCGTGCTCATGGGGGTGAGCAAGCTGTCGCAAAACGACGGGGTCACGTAGTCAATCAGCGGGTCGCCATTCAAGGACACCCGAACCAGCGTGTCGCCCAAGAGGTCGCAGCAGACCTCCACGTTAAACGAGACCTGGCCGTTGTGCGACAGGTCTCTGAGCAGCTCGTGCTCCAAGCGGTAGCACAGCGAGGTGATCGCGTTGGTCATGTCCACGTTCTCTGAGAAGCTCTTCCAGTTGGAGGGCTGGATGTTGATCGCCCCCGTCGTATCCAAATTGGTTGCAAACAGGTGCAACTTGTTCAGACCACACGCCAGCATGTAGCCCGGCATGGACTGGCTGATTGTTGTGGCAAACAGCGTTGTGTAGTCTGTGCCCGCCCAGCTGGAGGTCTGGCCAGCTTGGTGCAGGTTCGATTGCCACAGGGGCTTGATGGGCACGGTGAGCGTGACGCTTGGATGACTCACGTTTGGGTCCAGTGCCAACAAGTCACCGTAGGTGAACCTGTAGTTCGTCCCCGTTTGGCCCTTGGACTGGAGGAACGCCATGAAGGGGTCTGCGCTGCTCTGCTGGCTCGTGACCGTGCAGCGCGCTGACTCGTACAGCTCTGAGGGCCCAGAGGTCGTGTCTGCTCGGGTTGTCTGCAAATACGAGTTCAACACTTTTGCGATGTACACGGGAGCAATCGCGTTGGAGCGCTGCGATTTGATTGCGCGCGTCGTGATCAAGTTCCTCGCGTTGGTGAGAAACGCATCCTCGCCCAACCCCTCCTGAATGATCTGGTTGTCCAGCTGGTAGTACACGTCCTCGGGTCTGAGGCCATACATCTGGTTTGGCTTTATCGCCCCATCGTACTGGTCGTGCACCAAGATGGACGAGGCGTCCACAAAGCTCTGGTGCGTTTGGTTGCCATGGGTCTGTGAGAACTGTGTCTTGCTGCGAGTTGAGTTGATTGCGTTGATCGTAAAGGTCATGGAGGGGTCCAGGTGCCCGGCCATTGACAGGCCTGCGTGGTCGGTGTAGCCGACCACGTACTCTGAGGTGATGTTGCCCATCATGTCTTGAGACTGGATCTCCATCATGAAGCGCAGGCGCTGCGTGCCCCAGCCGTTGGCAATGCCAACGCTGCACTCAGGCGTGGCTTGAGGTTTGATGAACTGGTTGCTCACGCCTGCCATCGTGCTCGGTGTAATCGAGCTCGACCGCTCAATTGTCTCCAGTATCCTGTTGTGGCTTTGACCATCCAGCGAGCTGGTGTAGGGCCTCCTGTACTGCTCGTTGTAGGTGCCGGTCTGCGCGATGATCAACCGGTGGATTCTCATCGCCTTCATGGCGAACTGTTGGGCGTTGAGGTTCATTTGCTTTTCCTTTGGTGTGAGAGATTGCGTTATCGGCGTTGAGCGATTCGGATGACCAAATCGGCCAAGAGCACCTTGATGTTGCCCGGGCAGCTGTAGCGCCGCTGGGTCTCCTTGTGGGTCACGTGCGTGGCCATGTCATCGGGCACGGTGAGCACCCAGTCTCGCTGGCCCAGCATGGCAGTTACGGAGTCAATGGCGAGCGCGGCCACGTTGGCGGGCTTGGTGACTTTCCTCGTGGACAGCGCGCGCCCATAGGGGTAGAGCTGGGTCAGCAGGTCCATCTGCGCCTTGGTGATCTTCGCCCTGGAGTCCGTGCCCCCCAGGGCCATGGCGCTTTCGTTGTTGCTGGCCACCGCTGTGAGCAAGCACGCAAGCTCTGCGTGCCCGTTCTCCCACAGCACCGTTTGGGCAACGGCAACGGCTGAGATGGTTGCCTGTTTGCTCAGGTGCAAGAGCCCTCGGGGTGGAAACACCGGCTTGAGCACCCACTGGGTGAGCACGATCTGGGGCTTGCAGATCGTCTCGCTTTGCAGCGTCTGGGCGTGTTGCAGAAGTTTCTGAAAGCGCGCCACATTGGCATCGGGCTTTAGCAGCAGCAGCACCTTTAGGGGATCATCCATGAAGTACTCCAGCACCACCATGTCACCAATGGGGGCTTCTTGCTTGAGCTTGTAGCCCTCCAAGCGAGACACGTTCATGTCACTGGCCACGTTGCTGGACTCAAACTCCTTGGACTTGACCATGCCCCCAAAAGAGCCGTTGTTGCTGCCCGTGACTTTGTTGGAGACGTAGTTGAACACCAAAGTCACCAAGTGCGTCTTGGGGTTGGTGATGGTCACATCGCCCATGGACAGGCGCCTGACCACGACAAGGCCCAGCAGCCAGCTGGGGTAGGCTTGAGAGCCCACGCCTGCCATGATCGAGCTGGCCATCGGTTTGTCCGCTTGGATGTTGCGCCCTACGTACATGCGCAGCTTGTCCATCGCCTCTGAGTTCATCAAAGGCGTCTGACTGATCAGCTGAAACGCATAGAACTCCTTGAAGAGCGTGCCGCTCTCGCGAGAGGTGCGCTTGATGAACTGCCCCCACACCGGGAGCATGGAGCGCAGGCACATCACCAAGGTGAGTAGGTGCTTGTAGTCCGATTGGATGTAGGTCTTCTCGCGCGTGCCGGTCTTCTCCTCGGAGTCGATGTACTCCGCGTGAAACGCCGAGGGCACCGCGATGTCTGAGAAAAAGCTGATCCAGTGGCTCATCTCCTCAATGGAGTGCTCCGCGTACAGCTCACTCATCAGCGGGAGCATCGCTGCAATCAGCGGGTGCACATCGGTGTGGGTGTCCAGCGCCAGGTGAATCTTGGCGTAGATGCCGTAGACCTTCTCTTGGCGGTGCCCAGGCAAGCGCGCCCAGTACTCGTTGATGTGCTTGGTCACATCGTACAACTCCCCCAGGTATTTCTTATCGAAGTTGGAGACGTCCCAACTGAGCTCCGCGCCAGCGTGCTCGATTACGAGCTCCTTGGCGTTTTTGGACTGCATTTGCATAATTCGATTCTTTCCTTTGAATGCCTTACAAACATCAACTCGCGTACAGCGGCATCCAGATGCGGGATACACTTTTATAATAAGTGACTGAAAAAATCTTGAACGTCACAATCCCCCAGCGGCACCCCTGGCTAAGAGGCGCTTGGCTGGGAGGGGTGATTAGAACGCCAAATCGTCCATGTTCTCGTTTGCGCCATGGGCGGGCGCTGCGTACTGAGGGGCTCGGTTGCTGCTTGGTGCCCCGCGCGGGGCACCAGGCACAAAGGGCGGGGGCTCGATGTGGTTGTGCACGAGCAAGGTCGTGATCAGATGGCGCAGCATCCAGCTGTAGGAGCGTGCGTAGGCCGTTGACATGTCCGCTTTGGTAAGCTCCGTGCCATCGGCTCGGTAGATTTTGTGATAGCGCCCGTCTGGGCCGCTGAACACAAACTTGATCACCGGCCAGCCCTCTTTGGCATCGATCACAGAGATGAACACGCACCCGTCTTGGTCTCTACCCACCCACAGGGTGTTGTCCAGCACGAGTGCGGCGCTGGGGCTGTACTCGGTGCCCTTGGGTGGGCGAAAGTTCTCGATTTTTTGCTTGGTGGGCGTGCTGCAAGCAATGGCTGCATCCAAGTTGTCTAGGAAGATACCGAACGCAGGCGTGTCCATCGCCGCTGTGATGCGCCCCCAATTGCGCTCGGTGTTGGCGTACTCTGGGTCGTTTAGGTTCACAACCACGCGCGGGTTGTTGCCGTAGATGTCCCACTGCAGCGTGACGGGCTTGCCCGCAGCGCTGTTGGGCGGGCCCTTTAGGCGCAGTTTGGCGTGGTTCAGCGCCATTTTAGGAGGTTTGTCTGCTCTGGGGGTGTTGTAGTCAGCCATGATGGTATTTTCCTTTGTCATTTAGGGAGTGCACTTACTTGATGGTTGGGGGTGGTTATTTTTGTGCGAGCATGGTCCTTAGGATGTTGGCAGTGAATTTGTCTTGCATCGTGTCGATGCAGTACCGCTGGCGGTCCACTGTCGTGGTGGCACTCGTCCACTTGTACTCATCGGCGAGCGCCAAGAGCTGCTGGCGCACGGGCAGCTGCAGGGCAAAGAAGCTGTTGGAGTCCCCCCACACCTGCAGCGCCAGGGCGTTAAAGGGGATTCGGTACAGGTCCTTGCCCCCGGTGAGTTTGGTGAACCAAGCTGCCCGGGGCTTTAGGGCCCCGGTGTGCGACTCAATCAAATCGAGCTGGCTAAAGCTGGGCCAGCTGAGCAGGTCGTGCGCGTAGTGCGTAAGAACGAGTCCTTTTCTTTTGTCGGTGGTTTTGATCAAGAGGTCAAACAGGTGCAGTGTGCCACCCAAGGCGTGTGTCTTGAAGTAGGCTTTCACCACCTCTTGCATCGTCTTCGTGTAATCCACCTGCTTGGGGGTGGAGTCCACACGCAGTTTGGCGTGTGGGTAGCGCAGGGCCATGAGCTTGTAGTTGCTGGCATAAAAATGCACCTTTGTCTTGTGGTGCGTGGCCTCAGCGACCACGCTTTTGATCAAATCGACCTCAAAGATTAGGGTCTCTAGCACATCCCCAGGCGAGACACTGGGCTCGTCTCCCTTGACGAGCGCGCTCAAGATGTTTCGGTACAGGGTGAGCAAGTTCACGTAGAGCACCTCGTAGCTGGCCAGCTCCACGCGCGGGGGTGCCACCCGATCGGGGTCGTGTGTGGGTAGTGGCCCGTCCACCAAGGCCTCCAGCGCCAGCGAGCTGGCCAAGGAGATGGGAAACGCGCTGGTGAGCCTGCGGCTCAGCGCAGCAGTGGAGTTGTCCATCGTCAAAGCCTTTCAATTTCTTTTAAGTGCTCCATGCACCGAGTGATAGTGATGGCATCCAAATCGAGTCGGCCCAAGCGCGTGAGCATCAGCTCAGCAATATTGTCTGGGCGCACGTTAACGGGGACGTACGCGAAGTGCTCCAAGGCGCTTGTTGTCGCTTGCTCGTCTTGGTCTTTGTTGCCCTTGGGCAAGATGGACCACACGAGCAGGGGCCAGCGCAGCTTGAGTGTCTCCACGCTGCTCAAGATGGGGTTCAGGTGATCGGCCTCAATGCGAACGCACGACAAAGCGGGTAGTTTCTTCACTGCCCTGTCCAGCACCCGGATGTTGGCCTCGACCTCCAAGTGGCGGCATTTTACGGTCAAATACTTCCTGGCGCCTGCGTTCTCGATGAACCTTAAGGTGTGCTCCCCGTTGGGCTGCACGATGGCTGAGACAAACCCCTTGGGGCCCTCCTCACCGTGGCACAAGCGGTCAAAGGAGCCTTGGGCGATGATTTTGCCCAAGCGCGAGTGCAGGTGAATGTGCCCAATGAAGATCAGGTGCCTAACCAGTGCGCTGTACGCCTGCTCGCTGTGGCGGGGCACGCCCTGGATGTGCGCGGGAAGCTGGTGGTGAAAGTTGCCGTGCATGATGGCAAAATCCACTTGAGTCAAGCCCTTGGCGCCCAGCAGCTCTTGGGCTTGCTCAAGGGTTTTGTCCGTGCAGTGGTTCCACTCATCTGGCACATACAGCACATCGATGTCAAAGGCGTCTAGGTGCTCAACGGACAGCGCTCTCACGTGACGCAAATCAACCCCAAAGCCGTGCTGCTCGTGAATGGCGTTGATGATGGTGAAGCGCTCAGACTGCCCCCTGTCGTGGGACGGGGTGCCCTCTAAGACCCGAATAACAACACCGTACTTGTGGCACAGGCGCAAGACGCGCGCCACCCAAGCGTCAATATGCGCCACGTGCTCGCACGCCAGCCCCAGGGCCTCATCGAACACATCGCCCGCCAGCACCACCAAGTCGAGTTGACTGAAATGAGCCTCACAGCTGAAATGCTTGTTCAGGTTGGCCACAATCATCTCAGCGGTGTTCCTTTTGTGCCCCAAATGGATGTCAGAGATGACTGAGAGGCGAAGTTCTTTTTGCATACGCGTGCGCTCACCAATCCAAGTCTGACTCTTGGGCGCGCGCGTCTTTGACGCTGGGCACCTTGGGGCCCTTGCCGTAGTGTGCCATCAGCGCGGCCCAGTCTACTTTTGCCTGCTCGGCCTCAGCGAGCGAGGCGCTTGGGGTGTAGCGGGCTGTGATCTGGTCCTCAATCATGCGCGAGGCCAGGCGCGGGCTCATGGCCGAGCTTTGCCGGGCTATCTCAAAGGCGTGAGCAAGCGAGCCGCCCACCTTGGAGTCGGGAAACGCAATGTCCCGACTCAAGATGGGTGGGACGACAGCGACCGTTTGACCAAGCGTGTTGACCACGTTGACAGGGCTGTAGGGCGTGCCCGCAATCAAGTACCACGCGCTCAGCAGCTCAGGGGCGTTTTCCGTGGCCTCTCCACTAAAAAACGGGAGAAAGTCGCGCACAAAGATCGCCTCGGGCACGGCGGGGGTGGACTGCTCAGCGAGCCTGGCAAAGCCCTCTTTGAGGGCTTTTGTCTTCATCTTCATGTTGAGCAAAATGTTGTCAGCTATGGGGTTGGAGGCCACGGTGTGTTCCTGTGTAGGTTGATTGCAGTTGATGGGTGGGGTGGGTGTTTTTAGTAGTTGTTCAGCTTGACGATATCGGTGAGCTTGGAGTTCTCCGAGCGCAGCAGGCGGCCAAACACCGTTTGCTTGCCGTCTTCGGCCACGCTGATGATGACCCGCAGCTCCAAGTCAGTCCTGGGGTCCCTGACGATATCGGTGGTGGTATTCACATCGACTGAGACGCTGTCATAGTACTTCGCCAAGTAGTCAAAGAGGTTTTGCTTTAAGTCGGTGAGCAAAGCGCCGATGTCTGAGCCCGAGCGCTCGATGATCCGGGGGAGCGAGGACACTCGCCCGTAGTACAGGTACGTCTGGTTGTAATCGGACAAAAAATAATGGGACAGCAAGAAATCGAACTTGCCTGAGGAGTCCCGAACAAAGCCCTGGGTGCTCAGGGTGGGAACAGGTATGATGGTGGCCAAAGGACGCTTTCTGTTGAGGGTCAAACACACGTGCGCCCAAGTTGATTGACTTGGGGGCGCATAGAATTTGAAACCCCGGCGTTTGAGCCGGGGCAAACCGAGGGGTAAGCGCTTTAGTCCACGGGTCCTTCGCTCATCGTGCCGTTCGGGTAGTGCAAGTAGCCGTTGTTGTCTTGCCAGACCTTTTTGTTTTTGCGCTTCTTTGCCTCGATAGGACCGTTTGGAACGTACTCCTCAATCTCCTCAACTGGTGCAGGCATTGGCTTGGCACTCACCTTGATAGTCTTGGCGCACTTTTGTATGAATTCACCAAATGTTGCTGCACTGACCCCTTGGTCGTAACCCAGCCGTTTTTGCTCAGCAATGGTTGCATCGGCGCGCTTGATCACGCAGGTTATTACCCTGGGGTTTTTGTCCAGCCACGCTTTGGCCTTAGGCCCGAAGGCGTCGTTGATGATGTCTGAGGACTGTGCATAAGCAACCGAGGACAGGGCCACAGCAGCTGAGGCCAAGGCGATGATGGAGAGGCGTTTGAAGTGTTTCATGATTTTTAACAGTCACGTTCAGTGACCGTCCTTTGTTTGGATTGAATTACTTAGCGACTTGAAACAAATTCAAGCTGGGATACTGGTTTTTGCAGAACTCTGCTGAATGCGCCTGGTAGGTTTTGACCGCCAATTGGGGCAGAACACTGGCACTCAAGAGGACTCCGTCCGGTGCAACAACGCCGTCCATCAATTTGACGGCATCGTTCATTTTACTGTACGTGTAAGCAATGGGAGATATAGATTTCCTAACAAGTGAATAAAGCCCCGGGAAATCCGGGGCTTTTGTGCTGTTTTACAGCGAGCCGCCAGACGCGGAGGTGGGGTCGTCTTTGCCAAGCTGCAAGATGAGATCCATGGCCGTCCAGGTCTGGCGGATGTCCACTTGCTCCTCGTGCAGCAAATCTCGGTCGCCCTCGTGCAGCCGGTCCAGGTACTGCTTGCACTGCCAGTCACCTGCCTCATCAAACACAAACGCACCATCCATCACCCGGCGGTAGTCGTAGTGTGCGTCTGCGATGTCTTGAGGGCTTACATCGATGTACGTGTCGCTGTAGCCGTCGAGCCGCTGCTGGTGGTACTGCTCGCGCACCACAGGGTTGGCCATGGCCCAGCGCTGCATCAGAAGAGAGGCGCTTTGCATTTGCTTTAGGCCAAAGAGCGTGCTGATGTAGGGCGCCGCTGCGGTGCCTTGGACGCTTTGCACGACTTCTCGGACAAAGCGAATGGCCGCGCTTCCGTTGTAGTGCTCAAAGGCCTCTCGGCTTTGCTGCATGAACGCTTTGCCCGCATCCATCAAGGTGCTGCTGAACTGGCTCCCTTGATGACGCAGGTACGCCACCGTGCCTTGGTGCTGAGCGGGGTAGGCGAGCGCATCGAACGCGTCGCCCGAGTCAAAGGCATATGTCGACATGCTCAATCCTCATTGTAAGACTTTCTCTCAAAGTCGGGTGACGCCAGAGCCAACAAACCCTTCATTTCCTTCAAAGACGCGCTCATCACTTTGAGCTGATCTCCGACTGCGCGGTGCTCGGCCTTCATGGCCTTGTGCTCTTTCTTTATTTCTAGCAACTGATCGCAAAGCTGCTGTAGCTGTGTGGGGGCGAGGTCAAACGGACCTTCTTTTGTTGTTGTGATTGACATTGACGTTTTCCTTTGGTGATGACGACGGCTGTCAGTGTTGTAATATGCGACTGACTCTTTCTTCAATGCTCGCTGAAATCGGCCTTGACAAAGCGAGACTCAATCTTCAGTAGCAGCTCCTTGTGAGCGGCCACGCGCTTGGTCACCTTGGCGTTGGCAATCACCTTTTTGTCATCGATGCCAGCGGCCTTCAAGGCCACTTCCACGCCCTCGGTCTGCACCTTCACCTCAGCGGAGAACGCGGAGTTGGCAGGCACCTCCACGCCCTCGGCGTTCTTCATGCTAACCGCGTGGTTGATGTACTGGCGCCCTCCGCGCTCAATCATTGTGGGCCACGCGGACACACGGATGTGGTCTCCGGGCTGGCAGTTGTCGAGCTTGACCATCAAGCGCTGGGCCACATCGCCCTTTAGGTCCACCGACATCAAGAGCTCCTCGGTGGCGTTTCTCACGCCCACCCGCAGCTTGGGGTAGGTGTTACCCGCGCCGTCCTTGTTCTCCACAAAGCCCACGTGAATCAACTCGCCCTCGAACTGCACGGGCTCAATGTTTGCTTGTTTCAGCTCCAAGTTTGCCGCTGCCGTGGCCCCCGTGGCCTCTTTGGCCGAGTAGCCGCGCTTCCACGTGTCACCACCAACGCGCACGCGTGCGGCAGCGATCGCTTTGTCCAGTGTTTCGTTTTGAGCGTAGAAGCCCCCAACGATGGTCGAGTACAAGATCAATGATTTCATAAGCTGTCACCACCGCCACACCACCCAGTTGGTGTTCTAGACCGACCAAGGGCGTGAGGTGGTTTTCCTTTCTTTAAGAGGCAGTTACGCGGGCAATGCCATTGCCCGCAAGAAGTCGAGTTTCACCGGGTCTTGTTCGAGCTCGGCTGGGAAACTCATCCAGTTGGCAATGGTAGACGCCACTGGGGTTGGGAGGCTGGCGGCGTTAGAGAGTGTCCTTGGGCGGTTGATGTCCAAGCAGTTCTTGTGCGGCGCCAAGTTCTCCAGCTCGTGTGCGGTGGCGTTGTCCAGCGCCAGCACGATGTTCATCTGCTTTACCTTCCACACCGCTCGTGAGTTCGGTGTGCGTTCATCATTGAACTGCTGCATGTCTCCATGCAGAAGAGACCATATCTTCACCTTTCGCTTAAGCGGTAAGGTGTCCCCTGTTTCGGCGCCACTTGGCGCCTACTCCGTGTTAATGGATGGCCGTTGAACTCGTCCCGTGCCCATTACAGGTTTAGGGAATCAGCTGCTGGTTGTCTCTAACTTAGGCTATTGTTAAACATTCATGGCCTGCTTTCGCGGCCATTGTAGTTAGCAAGTTTGGCGAGAGGTTCCAGCAATTAAGGGGAAATCTATCGGACTGTTTCTAGCCCATAGGACCTAAAGCTTGTTTATTGCAAGCTTGATCACCATCGAACCTATTGTCCAGTCGATTCTGCTAATCGACCCGGTGTGCTAATCGACCACCCGCCTCCTGTCTCCAGGAGGAGCAGACTATGTCATGATCCTGAGGATTCAGGACCCTTCCCGTTTCGGGGCTCATGCCCCTACACCGCGCTACCGGTTAGTCGTTGGCCAGATCCCATGTCTTTCGATTTAGGGACTTCGGTGCTCAAGTAGTCTCTACTCACTGATTTTTAAACGTTCATGTGTCCTCTTTGGGAGGGTCAAGCTTTCGCCCACATTGTAGTTCAGTGATCTAACAAGATTTCCTAGCAATTAGGGAAGCACTAACGCCGCATTGCTGCTGCGCAGGACTGTGTGTTAATTTTTGTTTTACAAACCGCTTACGTTTCATAAAACGAAATCAACACACTTTATCAGCGTTGACCATTATCTTCCACTGGGCGCGTGAAGCCCAATGCGTTCACTCAGGGTCTCACGACCGCAAGGACTGCTGCACCTCTCGATGCACGAGGAGACTATCTCATCATCCCAGTGCCCTGGGATGGTTCCTGTTTCGAGGCCACTTGGCCCCTACGCCTTTCGGCTAGTCGTTGAACTCTTCCCATGTCCCGGCTTCACAGCGGTACGCAGGGATTCAGCTGCTGATTGCCTCTACCTGTGAATTTTCAAACCGTCACGTTCGCCGTTTCCAGCCGCGTTGTGGTTTCACAGTTTAACCAAGGGTTTCCAGCAATTAAGGAACTTATCTACCCAGCATTGCTACTGGGTGGGACTCAATGTTAATCCTTTAACCGACAAGATCGACAAGGTGATTGTCGGGTCTTCTACGTCGGTCTTCACTTTGGTGATGAACATGCGCTGCGTGGAGCCCCTGGCTAGGCTGGGGTTGCGCGAGAAGATGCACGGCAGGCCTTTATCGGGGGACTCATCGATCAGCTCGTGAAACAGCTCATCAATCAAGTGGTTGTACTTGACTGTGTTCTCTTGCAACAGGCCTGCGATTTGGTTGGGGGTGTAGCCCCTGCGCAGCAGCTTGTTGGTGAGGTGCATGCGCAGCATCGTCACACCGTGCCCCCACGCGATGTGCAGCTCATCGTAGCGGTGCGCCTTGGTGTTGCTCGTGATCACAGCCCTGGCTGAGAAGTGGTTTCTCGTGCCAAAGATGTGCTTCCTAAACAAACCGTTCTTCTGCGAGAAGATCTCGGAGTAGGCGCTGTGGTAGAAGTCTGCCAGCATGGAGATCGTCTTGGCGGTGCGGTTCTCCTTTTGTCTCAACGTGAAATTGGCCAGCGGGGAGTCAATGGACGAGATGGTGCGAATCGCATCGATTGCCCCCGTGACCAGTGGGTCCACGAACTGGCCGACCTTTGTGTCCTCCACCACCATCAGCGTCTTGTTGGGCAGGGGCAGGTACTGGCTGAACACGCACTCGCGCTGCTCTCTGAGCAGCTGCAGCACCTGGTCGTCCTCGCCCTTCTTGGGGCGAAAGCGCTTGAGTCCAGCCAAGATGGTGATGTACTTATCGAAGTTCTTCACGAAATTGTTGTACCCCCGCTCAATGCCCAAGAAGCTGAGCTCGCCCAGCTCCACCGGTTTGCTGGAGGTGGGGTGGTAGTCGGTGTTGCAGATCCATTCGATGAAATTGAAGTTCGATTTGCTGAACTTCTTGCAGATCATCGTCCACACCAGGGGGTTGATCAGCCGCTCCACGCCCTTGGGCGCGCGTATCCACACGAGCGGCTCCAGCTGCTGATCGAACACCTCACTCACTGGCTTTTGACAGTTGCCACAGATCACCCCCATTTGGTAGCCACCTTGCAAGTCGCCACACTCACAGCGGGGCTCGTTGCTGAACAAGTCGGTCTTGTCGTACTTGACCGAGATCAGCTGGTCGATGTACAAGCGGTCGTCCTCGCTGGCGCACGACAAGTCGTTGATGATGATCGGCTCAATTGATGCCTTGAGAAAGGCTTGGCTGAAGTTCTCCAACTCGATGAAAATTCCCATATCGACTTTCCTTGTGCTGAAAATAAAAAAGGTAGGCATAACCGGGAGTGCCGTGAAGCACTCCCGGTTATATCAGTTACCTGCACCGCCTAATGGCGCGGTGCACCTTGCCGCTTAGATGCTCCAGCGACCACCGAACTGGCGGGTCTGCTCCAGGGACTTGCTCTCACCCCCGCCGTAGTTTGGTCCAAAGACCGGGTCCTTGAACGACCCGGGCATCACCGCTGTTTGCGGCAAGAACGAGGCCACACCGCGCTGGTCCTCGTAGCCACCGGACAGCGCGGGGCTGACCAGGCGCGCGTTTAGGCCCGCCGCTTTGCACGCGTTGCCAAGTGCAATCACGAACTTGTCGTCCAGCGTGACCAAGCGGGCCATGCCCGTCCAGGTGGTCTCGTATCGGATCAGCTCACTCAGCATGCGCTTGCGCTCGCTCAAGCGCTGGGCGAGTGGATACTCCGTCCTGTAGAACGTGTCCGAGAACGCTTGCGCGGTTTGGCGCTGGATCTCTGTGGACTGTGACGCGCCCAGGTTCAGCATGGCGAGATAGTCGTAGTCACGGATGTCGTGACGCTGGCCGTCTGCACCAATGTAGTAGCCCAAATGCACCTGCTCGTCCATCACCATCACGGGGTTGTCGTTGCCCCCGTAGAATTGAGCAAACTTGCCCCCGGTGAGCGTGTTGGCCCCCTCCAGCAGCGCTTGGGCAGCCCGTGGGTTGCCCTGTGCTGCCAAGGAGAACACCTCGTTGTACCAGGTGTCTGCACCCAGGTCTGACACGAGCAAAGAGATGGTGAGGCCTGGGCGCACGGCCCCTTGCAGCAGCGTGCCCAAGCTCAGCTTGTTCACGTTGAAGCTGGCCGCCTTCGTGTCCACCGCACCACCGTAGCCGCTTGGGTCGTTGAAGATGTTGGCCTCTACGTTGATTGCGCCAATGTCCTTCAGGTCCACCGCAGCACCCTTGGACGCCTCTTTGGGCCGTGGGCTGTAGTACGGGTACCACGCTTTCCCCTCCGTCAGGGCGATTGTTGTGGCAAGCGCGAGCAGCTGCGCTGGAATGCTGGGGCGCAGGTAGTTCTCCAGGTTAGTGACCACCAGTCTTGCAGCGAATTTTTGATTCATAGGCTGGGATTGGTTGTCGTAGCCGTAGCCATAGCCTTGGGGCTGTGTAACGGGTGCCCAAACCAAGTCGATGTAGCCGCCAACGGAGGTGACTTTCATCGTCCTGGCCTGGCTCTTGATGCCTTGGGCATCGGGCTTGACGATCTCGGTGGCGATCAGGTCCACCGAGATGTTGGAGCGCACCGGCAGCCCCACATAGTCGACCTTGTCAGGCTGATTGAAGTCAACCCGCACCTGCAAGTTGGCGTCGATTGCCCTTTGCGAGAGGTCAAAGTCTTGCCAGTTGGAGTCGCGCATCTCTTGGTCAGACAACACCGGCAGACTTGCGTTGGCTGCGACCAAACGCGCTGCGTTCTCGTCCTCCCAGTTAAACGAGCGCGGGATGACTTGGCCCGACACTGCAAAGCAGCTCTTGCCCGGAAAGGCGCGCTGCACGATGGTCGCCACTGTGTCGCGGTACACCGATGTCATCACGTCCGCTGCGAAGCGGCTGATGACAATCTGTCGGTTGTTGTATGTCACGACCTCATCGGCCAAGCTCTCGCCCGAGCCCTCTAGGATGACGGTGTGGTAGCTCACCCCAGCGCCAGGGTTGGCTTTGTTGCGCGCGCACACCACCACTGAGCTCAGGGAGAGACGCGTCTCTTTGGTGTTGTCCACCGCCAAGACAATGACCTCCATCGGTGAGTCCTTGAAGTCCTTCAAGTACTGTGCGGTCAAAACCGCCATCGCCTTGACCAACACCTCGCTGGCGGCGGTGCGGCTCATGCCGCTGGTGGGCCGCATGTTGAAGAATCCCCACGATGGGTTGTTCCCCATTGGGGTTTGCGGGATGTTGCCACCTGGATTTGGTGGGGTGAAGGAGCCGTTGTCTGGCTCGTTGTTGCCTTTGATGGCCATGGTAATTTCCTTTGGTGATTGAAACAGAAAAACAAGTTAAATACACGCGCGTATATTCATCAGAAACAGTCTAGATTCTTCAGGAGAGTGAAGCGAGCTCCGGCCAGACAAGCCGGTTTGTTGTGACACGAGTGAGTCGTGTGCGGGTGGATACAAACTATCGAGCACAGTGGTTTATTTAACAACGAGTGCGCAGTAGACCAAGAAGGTAATAAGTGGTTGTAAAAATCTGCAATCGAGTACCAGCACGGCAAAGGGCTTGCGCTCGGGCCACTGTGTTTCAAGTGGCCCGAGCGGGCAGGGAAGGTTAACCTGCAACGGCGCCTTCTATACCATTAGGGTGCCGATATTTTTTTGTGGCATGTCATCTTGTGTCGCCCGCCGCGCGGGCCTGCGCTTTACTTTGGGGCCTTGAGCACCAACCATGATCGAACTCTTCAGAACCCTCTCCAAAGACGCGCTGGGCGTGCTGCGCCCGCCCGCGTGGGCGTTTGTGCAACGAGGCTTGCAACGCAACGTAAGCTTGATCCAGCAGCACCACTACGCCTACCCGCGCGCCGTGAGAAGCACTCACGTGCTGATTCGCTTGCTGAGCGCCATCGCCGTGCCCCGAGCGCTCTCCTTGGAGCGCTACTACGCCCACGTCGACGCCATTGCCCTTAATGCTGCAATGGTGCTGCGCATGACCTCCTCCATCTCCCGGGGCTCGCTTTTTAGGGGCATGTTCTACGGTACCACCACCCCAGAGATTTTGATTGCCACGGACGACCGCTTTGATTTTGAGCACGTGCACGCCCACTGGCGCACGACACAAGCGCTCACCCCCTTGCTGCACGCCAAGAGCGACCTGAACGCCTTCTTGCCCAACGGAGCAGACACGAGCAAAGAAGATGGTCTGGCCGTGATACTGGTCAACGTCCCTATGCTAGCCGTGCAGTACCGCGCCTTCTTATTGAGCCAAGAGGGGAGGGAGTCACCCCAAACAGTCATGCAGTTCATCGGTGGCTATGTACTTCCCAACATGCTGCCTCGTCACTTGGACCTGTGCTTGTTCAACCGAGTCGCGCGCTTGCTGTTGGACAGGCCCACTGCACCACCGGCCACTGCTCGCCACTCTTTTGCGCTGACCAACTACGAGCGCGCTGCGGATGCGTGCTTGGTTCAAGCACTGGACAACGTGCAGCGCTCGTCGCTGAACTTTCGCGCCATCCTAAGCGCACTGCCCGCGCTGTACGCGCCAAGCCAGTACGAGGTGCTGCAGCTGCCCGACACGGCGCCCACGCGCCAAGTCGACTGGGCGCTTGTGCTGTGTCGCTTAAAGGCAGTGGACTTCGTGTTCACTGCAGCCGATGAGCAACTCCAAGCCAAGAACCAAATGTCCATCAACCAAATGGCGCGCGCGCTGAGCATCAATGACACGCAAGCGAGCTTGCGCGAGAACTTGCCAGCAGAATTGTTCTTTGATGCACAAAGCACCGTGCAGCGCATTTTGAGTCAAGTCGCTTGAATCTGGCATAGGGTCCACTGCTTTTGCTTACGCAAAAGCAGTGGACCCTATGCTGATACTCGCTCAGTAGTAGGTGCTGATCATGCGACGCACCTTGTCGCCGTTGCTGTAGTAGCCAATCGTCTCGAGCAAGACGTAGAAGATTTTCACGATGTCTCCAACGATCTTCACGTAATCCACCACGGGCAGCACCTCGGTGGGCAGCCCCCTGGCCTGCACACAGGCCAGGGGCAGGTTCAAAGTGGTGATCTTGTTGCGCCCGGTGCGCGCGCTCCACGCGCTTAGCCGATTGGCCAGCTCTCGGTCCTCTAAGCCCGTGACCCATTTCAGCAACTTAACGGGGGTATCGAGCTGCACGGAGATCTTAAGCGTCGAGTAGGGTGGGGTGGGCATGGAGCCGTATTTCGGTGCAAAAACCTCGTTCCAAAAGTCGTGGTGCATGTAGGGCGAGGTGTCTTTGTCGCCCGTGTAGCTCTGGGCGTCCTTGATCGAGCCGCTCCTCAAAAACCGGGTCTCTCCCTTTTGTATGGACAAGATGATTTCTCGCTCGGTGTCGGCAATCTCCCTTAGGTACTTCTCGATGGACAGCTCGCCATTTAAGCGCACCTGGGTCAAGATGTCCTTCATCATCGCTGTGCCCCGAGCGATGATCTCGCGCGGCGCGTTCGATGATTTCAGCCCCACGCCTTTGATCTCAATTTCGTGCTCGGTAAACACATCGCCCTCTTGGGCTGAGATGTCAGCGAAGTAGTGCTTGCCCAGCTGGGTGGGCACGAACACGTCAAACTTGAACTCGTTTTTCATGGCAATGTCGTGCAAGCTGTCCTTGGGAATGCCGTAGTTTGCTGACATGATGGCCAAGAGGTTGGCAATGGTGGCTGCAGCCAAGAACACGACCGTGTCTGCCACCTGCGTGCCCGCAGGGTCAAAGGTGATCTTGCCGTGGTACCACAGCGTCCAGTCTTGCACGGTGAAGATGGTCGAGTCGGTGTCAGATGTGAGCGCGCAGCGCCGTATGCTGCTGGGGAAATGCGCCATGCTGGGGGGCATGTTGGTCGTGCACCATAGCGTCTCAATCAAGTCTTGGTAGTCGCTTAGCGTATGCGCGATGCTCTCAACGGTGAGTGCCAAGGTGGCGTGCGCAGGCGTGCCCTCCAAGGTGCTGTAGTTCTTGCCAATGCCCTGAGTGATCTTCTTGCACAGCAGGTGCGCGAGCGCCACGTGGTCATCGGGGGCGGCTTTGAGCGCAGCACTGGGGTTGGGGTGGTGGCCTGTGACTTGGTTGCCCAAGCGCGTGATCAGCGTGCGCACGAGCGCCTCGTTGTGCTCCTTTAGGTGGTAGAAGTCCCCGGTGTACAAAAAGGCAGCTCTTTGCAAGGGGCTTAACTGCTCGACCAAGGTTGTGATGGTGGCCAAGTGGCGAGCCGACCTCCAGTACAGGTCCGTGGAGTACGTGATACCCGCCATCGTCTCTTGTGCAGTGGGCAGGTGAATGGCGTAGCGGTCCACCAGTGCTTGGAGCTTGAAGTAGTTCGTGTTGCGCACAATTGACACAATGTTGTTCAGCACAATGTGGTGGTTAAAGTAGTGGCGGTTGCCGCACAGGAACTTCTCGTTGTTGGCGTTTCCGTAGCCCGAGGTGCTGCGGCACACCGAGGTAAGCGTGCTGTGGGCGGTCTTGTTGTACAGAGGCGTGGACGGGGACACGTGAGCGCCAGAGATCGCGTTGTTGCCCAGTTTTCGACCTGTCTGCTCGATCTTCTTTAAGTCCGCCAAGGCTTTTTGCTTGGCTGCGCGCGCGACGAACATCGCTTTTTTGGCAACCGAGCGCAGCTGGATGTTCTCCTTGATGTACAAGCTCAAGATCGACTGCTTTTGAGCTGGGTTTAGGTACGTGGTGAGTGTTGGGGCAATCAGCTCGTGCTTGGCCACGGAGTCTTTAATGTAGTGGTTCAGTGTCGTGGTGCCCTTGACCCGGTCGCCGTTGCTCCCGCGCTGCAAGTACTCCACGGCGGGGTCCACAAAGGCAAACTGCCCCCCGGGCTTCAGTGCGGTCGATACAAAGCGCTGGCACTCTGCAAGTGCCCGCCCCGTGGCCAAGTGCAGGTAAAGCGCGCTGTCTTGCGCGTAGTGCTTGAGCACGTCCAAGTCGCGCTGGTACTCACCGGTGGGTCGAACAAAAAGGTTGGTGGGTTTTGACATACGTGTTTCTGAGCAGGCGCACACCGCCTGTGACAGACCATAGAGGGAAAAGATGTTTTTCAACCAACAGCGGCATAATCCCCCACTCGCTTAGGCCATCAGGTGCCAAGCGAGTGGGGGAGATGCGCTCTCACGTTTTGAAGCGGTTAATCAGCTGAGCATTGGGTCAGGCGCTCTACAGCGATCACTGACAGTTTGTGAGGTAGCGGTCAAAGGAAATTAAACCCCGCCCTCACAAAGCGTCGCGCACCGCTCTGGGCTGAGCTGAGCTGGCTCCTCGCTTCAAGACAAGGCAGTTCACCAGCGTGGCTTTTGTCAAGCGGGGTGGTGTGCTGTCTTATCACAGTATAAGTCATCTTGACCTAAGTGTTAGAACAAACAAGCACTGTTCGGTGGATTTGTTGTGTTAAAAAATAAGACAGCATAAAACAAGAGGACCAAAGTCCTCTTGTTTTGATGCGCGTTAAACTCAAAACCACTGGGGTGGGGTAAAAAAATAGCTTTTGCCCGTTTAGGAGCGTCAGAAGAAGTTTACAGCAGCTGGCATTTAAGCGCATCAAAACAAGAGGACTTTGGTCCTCAAACAATGCGGGTGCAACGCCCACCCCACAGACTGCTCCGAGGGGCACGAATAAGCGTTTGGTAGGGTTATCCAAAAAGGAGTAAAGTGTATACCAAAGCGTCTTCAATGCCCCTGAAGCAAGCTGGGAAGTGAGCGCTACACATAATGGCGCTCAATCGATGGTGCTGATCGTGATGCTGGTAAATCCGTTTTGCAGCAGCACTTGGCGCAGCTTATCCAAGTCACTCAAATGGATGTCAGCCACAATCACGCTGGCCGTTGTCTTTACCACCAGCACGGGCTGCTCAGCAATCCAGTCCATCGCCAGCACGCGCACCTCGCCCGTGGAGGTACGGATCTTCACGTAGGTCAGGTCCGAGGCTGAGCGCGGCACGCCTGGGCCCAGTTGGGAGTAGACCTGCACGTGCACGGGGGTCACGTCTTCAATGGCCTTGGCTGAATCGTAGTCCAAAAGAGCCAAGACGGTGGCGTCCTTGTAGCCGTAGCCCAAAATCGCGCCCGCTTTGAGCGTGAAGTTGTACACGCTCCTGATCGATAGGGAGTAGGTCATTTAAAAAATTCTCTCTGGGTCGTTGTCTGATAAATGTTTGATCACCACGCAGTTCGCACGCAGTGAGTGAAACACGTAGTTAAATTTGTTTGAGTCGAGCTCAATCACCTCAAACAGCTGCTGGGCCACCATGTCAGCAATGCTCTCGTAGAGCTTTAAGTAACTTGCTTGAACTATTTGCCCAAGCGAGGTAAGCGTCGTGTAAGACACCTGCAGGCCGCGGTGGCGAAGCAAGGTGAAGTTTGGGCGGTGGGCGTACACGACCATCGTGCCGGGCTGCTGCGTCTTTGAGTCAGACAGCCAGTACAAAAACTCATCAAACACCTGCGTGAGCAGCTCGTGCACGTCCGAGTCGTCCAAGATCCCAACTGCTCTGAAGCACGAGACGCACTCGCGGGTATCGAGCACAATGTACTCAGGAACAAGGGGCTTGGTCCAAGACATGGAGTTCTCTGTTGAGTTGTTCGTGGTACAGGTCCTCTCGCTGCATCAGCACGCCATCGGCGTGCATCGCCTGGTAGGTGTACAGCAGCTGGCCGTTGTCGTACAGCTGGTTAAAGCGAAACGCATCCAAGAGATCCTTGCTCAGGTGCATCATGAAATCGAGCACCTGCTCAAACTCGTGGTACAAGTCGCCGTAGCAGTGTTGCTCGACCAAATCGAGGTACAGGTACTCCACATCGGTCTCAGCGGTTGCATTGCAGCGCAGCGAGTCAATCAGTTGGCCCATCAAGGCGTCTTGGTCGATGGTCCAGCCAATCTCGTACTCCAGAGCCGCCAGCCTGAGCCGGTACTCGCTCAGGTCCAGCAGCAGTTTGGAGGGTGCGCTAGGTGCACTCACTTTGATTTTGCACCAGTAATGCATCGTGTTTGCCTCTTTTTTGAATGTACGACCACCCCGCGTGGCCCCCGATATACGGGTCGATGTGAATCAGCTCTGCTTGCACGGCAAACAACACACTTATCATTGCGCTGTGCACCTCTTCGAAATCATCAAAGCGCGTTTGCTCCTCTTGGTCGGTCTCGTTGTCTTTCTCATCAAGCAGTTCGGTGCTTTCTGATAACCACTCAAACAAATCAGATACACAGTCGCACTCATCATCACACAGGTGATTGGAGAAAGTGTTCACAATCACCTGAATGATCCCTTCTTGATTGACTGCGGTGGGTGCCATCAATGCCGCGAACTTTCTCAAACCGCTGTAGGCCTCGCTCAGGTCAAGCAGCACGTAGTTTGTCATAGCGATAATCCTTTGGGTTAAGGCCAAACCGCTTCACGCTTGGGTGTGCACCAGCTTGTCTTGGCGCGCTGTTTGCACCAGCAGTGCGTCGTGCTTGCCTCTTTGTTTGACGTAAGACCAGTTGGTGTCCTCAGTGAAATTGGGGTCAATATGCGAGACCTCTGCTTGCACAGCCATCAACACGTCTTGCAGTTCTTCTAGGAGACAAAGACGGGCGTCTTCTTTCTCCTCACTCTCGTTTTCCTCAAGCTGGTTAAACAAGGGGTCTGTTGAGATCCACTCAAACAACTCCTGGGTGCACCCACAGCCGTCCTTGCAGTGGTGATCCGAGAAGTTATCTACAATCACGCTCAACACATACTCCTGATCGACCACGTGGGGTGAGGCAAGAGTGGCAAACTGATTGAGTTTAGCGTGCGCCTGGGGTAAGCTGATCAGCAGGTAGTTTGCCATAAATTAAGTCTCTCTTTTCGTTAAAGACTCAGGAGGTTCGCCTGAGGAGTGCCATACCGCCCGAGCAGCGCCTCGAGTAGCGCCAAGACGCTTGGTGCTCAGTGTAGGGGTTTAAATGACAGAGCTCGGCTTGCATACCCAGCAGTGTGTTTTGCAGGCGCCTCCACAGCTCAAGGATCTTCTCGGCTGAGACGTCCTCGCCACAGGCAAACCCCTCGTACTTGAAGATCCACTGCAGCGTCTCGTGAATCTGGCACGCCCCATCGACCTCATCAATGAACGTGTCAAACATCACACTCATCAGTGCCTCCGTGTCCAAGGTGGGGAGTGAGTCGTCCTTGCTCAAGCAGTCCAGTGTGGCGTAAGCTGCTGAGAAATCAACCAACAAATACTGCACCATCGTTTTCTTTGTGAAGATAATTCAATTGACTTGCTTCAAAAGCGCAGTGTCCAAGTCGTGCCTGCGCACGTAGCGCCACGCGGTGCACCGCACCGCGTGCGGCTCAAGAAAGCTCATCTCAGACTGCATCTCCGTTAAAGCCACATACAAAAGCTGCCACAGCTCAAGGCGTTTTTCAGCCGAGACGCTCGCGCTGGCTGACAGGTGGGCGATTGAGAAAATCCACCGAAGTGTTTTTCCAATTTGGTGCTCGTGGTCTGGCTCCCTGAGCAGTGTTTCAAACAAAATGCCCATGAGTGCCTCCGTGTCAATGCGCGGCAGTGTCTCGTCTTGATCCAGTCGGTCCATGACGGTGTAGGACAAAGACAGATCAGCCAGCAAGTACTGCATCACACGCCTCCTCACTCAGCTCGACCAGTACGCTTGAGCAAAGCCGGTAAGACAGCACGCGCACCAAGCGCATGGGCCGATTTGCAAACAACGGGGCAATCAGGTCCGCGTAGTGATCGTAGAACAAACGCAGGCTGAGCTCAAGGACCTCGTTGTGCGTGCGCGAGCTCAGGCAGTGCGCGTAGGCAAGCTGTTCGTGCTCGGGCAGCGCGTGCAGCGCGCACTCCATTGTGCTTAAGCACGCGCTCACAAAATACTCTTCACTGTCTTGATTTTCCAAGAAGCACACCACCAGCTCGTGCGCGCCATTGGGCATGAGCGCGCGTGGGATCAGTTGCTCGTAGAAGATGCGCTCGCCCAAGTCCAGTAGGGGCAGGGCCATTTTAATGTTGCGCGCCATGCCCCTACGCTCCCCAAAAGCCGCGCTTGGGTGAGAAAAACAAGTCCACCTGCAGCGCGTCCAGCTCAAGGAGCAGCGTGGAGCGCGCATGCATGCGCGCTCTGAAAACGCGCGCGATGTGCTGCTGGTTGTGCGCGGCGTAGCCCGGCAAGTACAAGCGAGTGGTGTCCATGATGGCCTCGATGATGTGCGAGCCCACCTCGGAGTACTCAAAGTTAAGCAAATTGTTCTCCTCGAGCAGATGCTGGTAGTGTCGGCTGTGGTTCTCCCCATTGTCCTCAAAGCCGTGGGTGCTGAAGAACGACAGCACAACTGCGCCAAAAAGCTCCTCGGCCTCAGGGTTTCGCTCGCTAAGTGCGATGCCTCGGTGGCGGTGCAAAATCTCGTAAGCCTGGTCGTACTCAATGACCAGTGCCATTGAGGTGCGTTTAGTCAAAGCACTGGGCGTGCACGGTGAGCTGCAAGCACGATGAGCTGCGAATGGTGTACTCATACTTTCCCTTGTACCGACCAATGCCAAAATTGGGAATGGCCTCTGTGATAACGGTGCAGATGAGGTCAAAGAGCTCGTTGACCAGATCTACGGCGCTTTGCTCTGTAAAGCCCACCCCTTCGAGCTCGAAAATGGCGCTGTCAAGCCCATCGATGCACGCGCCCTGAGCGACATCGTCCTTGTTCAACGCAACTGAGGTGAGCAAGGTGAGCACGCGCTTAATCCAGCTCTCCTTGGCACCTCCCAGCGCCAAGCGCTGCAGCAGGTGGTCTTTGGCCTCTTGCAAGGAGATCACCAGGTGCACGTACTGGATGCTACGAGCGGTATTCATGCCCATGCTCACTCTCCCACTCGATGATTCGTATGTCTCCCGCCTTCTCGATGATCAGTTGATTTTGGTTCAATTTTAGGTAGTGCAGGTGCATGTTGTCGTCGTTTAAGAACAGCATGATGTCTCGGCTGATCTCTCGGTACGCGTTGTCCAAGAGTTCTACCAGTTCTTGGAAATCTGACTCGCTGATGCCAGGCACCAGCTGGGTGAGCAGTTTGTCCGAGCAACTGTGTCGGTGTTTGCGGTAGCGCAAAAACGCATCGAGCTGCTCACCGGCGAGTATCTCCACGATCTTCAGTCCCCGGTAGGGCAAAAAGGAGTTGTTGCTCAGGTACTTGGCCTTGTTCATCATAAACAGTTTGGGGACCACCCGTTTGTCAAACTGATCGTACACCGATTGGCTAACAGTGTTTAGGTCTTGCACGGGCACCCTGCCCAGTGCTTGGTCGGTGCGCACGTAGTACGCGTGGCCCGCTCGCATGACTGGCTCCAAGCGGTTCATCAGGTACACGCCCTTGGGCGCGGGCAAGAGGTGGTCTGCGCACAGCAGCTCAATGTGAGCAGCACAGCTCTCAGCGTTCAGCTGCAAACGCCCCTGCAGGGGCGAGTCGGTGAACTTGGCATACAGGTCGGTGGACATGGGCATAGGCTTGTTTTAAGAATAATCGGGCTGCTTTGTTTGAAAAAAGAACGTGTACAGCAAAAATCCTCACGCCCTTCTCAAAATATGAAGCGTGAGGATTTTTTAGATGCACAGCGAATTAAGCCCTGTTGTGTGCCTTACAACACCAAGCCGATGGCGGTGGCCGTGTCGTCTTTGCCCAAGATGGAGGTGCGAGCGATCTGGGAGGCAAAGCTGGCATCGACCTCTTTGAGCGTTGTGGTAAGCGCGTTGGAGGCGCGCTGCACAAAGTCACTGCTGATCGTGAAGTGCAAAGGCTCCTCAGAGATCATCTGCAAGCTCCCTGGGGTGCCCACCCGCCACGCAGCAGGCGCGTAGCCCACGCACTGGTAGGCCGGTGTGCTGTTCAGTCGGGTGTTCATGTCTTGGAGTGCCAGCGTGGCCACTGAGACGACGGTACCCACCTTGTCCAGCTCGTGCTGGTCCATCACGAAGTTGAGCGACGACAGCTGGGCGGGGCCGCCCGAGAACTTCAGGTACTCCAGCCAGTTCTTGATGTCTGCGGTATCAAGCTCTTCGTTTTGTCCGGAGAACAAGCCCAGCAGCATGGTGAGCGCGTACTTCACTTGCTTGTTCACCTCGAAGCGCGACTTGTCGCGCGTGTTCTCCACGTAGTGCATCACCACGGGTGAGTTGCGCACGTTGGCAATGCCCTCGTAGCTCTTTAAGGTCTTGATGGTGTTCTCAATCTCGATGCGGGTGTCCGTAGAACCCACCACCACGACCACCACGTTTTCTCCCCGGGCTTTGAGCTCGGACACCAGCACTGGGCCGATCACGGAACCACTCGTTATGTTCGAATAAGTGCGTTAGGCTTATCCCGCGCCATTACGCGCAGCTGCAACTTTCACTGCAGACCAGACTATATCTTCATCTTGACAGGCCGCCACTGCTGCGCTGTTAAGACACTCTCCATTTCGAGGCACTTGCCCCTACACCGTGGTAAACGGTTAGTCGTTGAACCTTCTCCGTGCCTGCTTGAGGGTTAGGAGCTTGGATGCTGATTGCCCAATCTTTGTACTTTTCAAACCACTCCATCGGACAATGGAGTCTCTTCGAGAAGAGTCGCTTTGCCTTTCGGCTCGCAGTGGTAACAAAGCTCTAAGGGGATTCCAGCAGTTAAAAGAGATTCACTGCAGTGTCACCACTGCAGCGGGCTATCCCATCGTCCCTGAGGGACGATGGGGTTAACCACCCGAGGCGGTGTGCACCACGACGTTGAACATGGTGGGCTTGAACTTTTGCAAAATGCCCAGCACGTTCTTGGAGATGGCCTCGTAGTTGGCCGAGCGCACTTTGCCCGAGCCATCGATGTCGTTGAACAGGTAGATCGCCTCTTCGGGCAACTTCTTGTTGTGCAAGTTGGAGCGACTCGTGTCGATGTAGCACGGCACCATTGAGGCGAATCCCACGTCGCTTTGGTTGCGCAGGCTCTCCATGTCGGCTACGATGTTGACCCCGCCGCCCCCGGCGGCGTACACGTTAACTTGGGCGCGGGTGATGTTGGATGCGGTCATGTGATAAAAATCTCAAACAGTTGAATAACAAGAAAAACAAGTTCAGCCAAGTCAAAGGGTTAGGCTAAACAAGGGCGAGGTCAGGTCGACCTCAAACTCTGGCCGGTAGGCCTCGGTATACGATATCAGGAGCTCGTACTTCAGCTCCTGGGGTGATAGACTGGTGTGGTTCAGGCGTTTTCTGAACCAGTACTTCTTGGTAAAGACCCAATCGATCCCGACGTTTATCAGCACGTACTCGCCCAGTGCTGGCAAGCTCTTGTAAGCCTCCACGCGGGTAGTGCGCAGCTGAGCGTCTGTGTGCATCACCAGCACCGTGTCTGGGCGCTCAAGCAAGCAAAGGCTGCCCGCAGGGAGCCTTTGCTCCAAAGTGGCCAAGAAGGCGCGCACCGAATCGGTCAGTCCGACTTCTTGAGGTGTCGCTTGATTATGGTGTTCAAACAAGCACCCTTGTTTGAAGACGGGTGCGTGCGTTTGCAGTCGAGTCACGGATTGGGTCCTTTAGATGGATTTGCTGAGGATTGTCAAATCATTGCCAGCCTGATAGACAGTGGTCGTCTGGCCTATAACGCCGTTGCTGATCTCCACGCAGGGCACACTCAACTGGGTACCGGGCAGTTTGGCGACATTTACCTTGATGTTCAGGTAAGTGTTTAGGTGACCTTCGACCGAGCCGATCTCGACGGTTAAGCATCCTTTGGTTTCGCACTCATCGGTCACGTCGATTTGAAAGGCTTTTGCAATGTCACTGGCAATAGCGTCTTGGACAGACCCGCCCGACTTGTAGCAAGGCGAGTCAACATCGAGGATGACTTGACTGAACGAGAAGTCCTCGTTTTCATCGATGAGATCATCCAGCGGTGTTTCTTTGGAAGTCATTTCTTTTTTCCTTTTGCTTAAACTTTTAAAAATGGCCAACTGTCCACGTGTGAATCTCTTGACCAAGGGCGCCTGCGTTTACTGTCACTCGATTGGTTTGCGCGCCTTGCTTCATGTTGACTTCAAGTATCAACATCTTATCTTCACCACCACCGTTGGGGGTAATGCAAATGCGCACCCGCTCCTTGGAGAGGGATTCATCGATTACATCGATTTTGAAAGCCTGCTCAACCCGCTCCTTGGTTGCATCTGGCAAAGGGTGACACGAGTAATCCCCAAAGATGTTCTCGGTAAATGAGAAGTCCCCGTTCTTGTCGATCAGCTCGTCCAATGGTGTTGCTTTGGAGGTCATCTTGAGTCCTTCAATTTTCTTCATTCAAAATCGCAAATCCGTCTCCGGCCCGATGGATGGTGAGTCTCTGACCACTTAGCTCATTTGTGATCACCACGCGCGGCGCACTCAAACCCCCACCCGGGGGTTGAGCAGCACTTATCTCAACGGAAATAGAGTCATCAAGGTGGCCTTCAGTGGAGCCAACCTCGACGATCACACATCCCTTGGTTGAGCACGCATCAATCACGTTGATCTCAAAGATCTGCTCGGAGATGCCTTCAGTGTCACCCCCAGCGTTGCCCGCGTTTAACGAGTAAAAAGGTGAGTTGGTATCAAAGATCGTTTGTGTAAACGAGAAGTCCTCGTTTTCATCGATGAGATCATCCAACGGTGTCTCTTGGGACATGGTGATTTTCCTCTTGGTGAGCGGGTTTACTTCAGTACTCCGCTGCGATGATGTCGTCTTCGGATATGCCAAAGACCTCAGCGGCTTTGGCATAGATGTCGTACAGAGATAGGTGCACGGCACTGACATCATCTCCTCGGCGAACAAAAGCCGTTGCCGAGCCACTGATGTACCTCAGTTTCTCAGCACCCGCTTGCATGACCACCAGCACTTGGCCCTCTTTGACCAGCGGCATCACGTGCTTTCTGAAATCAAACTCCACCGGTTCAAGCACATTGTCCTCATCGTCGGTGCACTGGGTCTGGGTGAACTCAGAAGGCCAGCACCCGTCACCGGAGAAATCATTGGGGGCCAGACCGAACTTATCGCCATCGGTGAGCACTTGGAGCGAGTTGCACTCGGCCATCTTCTTAAATGCCTCAGCGTCGGTCACCTCGACGTAATTGGTGCGGCTGGTTGCGTAGTAGTTTGCCATGGTATTTTCCTTTAAATCAACAATTTATTTCAAAACTTCAACGACTTGCAAGGTGCCGTCGCTTGGGTGTTTTTTGAGCGCAAAGAGCTCGAGCTTAAACGACAGGCTCGCGCCGTCTTCGGTGCGAAAGACAGAACCAGTGACCACAATTGCCACGCCCAGATCAGCACCCAAGAGGTGGGCGTACTCACCGGCGGGCACGAGCAGCTCTGTTGCCCAAGCCGAGCACAGGGTGCTTGGCTGGCTCTCGCGGTTGCGGTGCACCGTCACCTCGCCCGGCAAGCTTAAGTCCAGCACGGCCACAACGGCCAACTTCTCCAAAGCTTCGTAGTACTCTGTGTAGTGCTCGGTGTAGCGCAGGCGCACCTCGTTGGAGTCAGCAGGGGCACTAAACGTGGCGTTGTCTGAGAAGGCGTACAGCAAGTCCGGGTGGTCCAAGCTGGTGTTTTTGGTCCACCTGAATTTCTTCAACCCCAGCAACAGCGGGTTCGCTGTTGCTGGGTCTCTTTTGTCTAAAGTGGCGATTTGCCTTAGAAACTCTTTTCTTAAAGAGGTGGCCATGAAAGCTCCTTTTTGATAAAGTAAGGGCTTGGGTCCGAAATGGTGTGACCCAAGCGAGACGGCGGCTTGCTGGCAAGCACTGTTCTCACACTAATAATAAGTGACTGTTTTTTTCTACAAACCACCTGAAGGCCCTGCTAAATGAACGCCATCCAGTTTGCCCTGAACAATGTGAAGTACAGCATTCCGCGCCCCATCTTGGAGAAGGCCTTTTTGAGCACCGGGGTGGCTTGGCGCCAAACGGCCAACACCAACGTGGATGAGCAAATTGTGAACAACGTGATCAAAGCGCGCGTGCTCGTGGACTGCAACGTGATTGGGGGCACGCAAGTGCTGATCCCCCTGGAGGGGCTCACGCTGCAAAAGCCGTCGGCCTACACAACCGTCATCCACATACCCAAGACTCTCACCCAAGGCAGAAGCATCAACTCGGTGCTGAACCTGTCGTTCCTAACCCCTGGCTCGCTGGCGTCTTGGGGTGGTGGGGCCACGGGGGGCTCGGTGGGCGCCTACGCCCTCAAAGAGAACAACGCCCTCATGAACGCAGCCCAAGGCGTGATGGCCGCGCACGACACGATCCCCATGACCTCCACCGCGCGGGTGCAGCTGATCGCGGAGAACACCATTTTAATCAAAGACACGATGAGCTTGCCGCCCAACACGTTTTTGCGCTGCGTCGTGGCCAACGACGAAGATCTAAACAACCTGCAGCTGCGCAGCTACCGCAAGTTCTCCAAGCTGGTGGAGTACGCGGTCAAGTCCTACATCCACAACGAGCTGATCGTAAGCTTAGACCAAGGCGAGCTGCAAGGCGGCCAGGCGCTTGGGGTGATCAAGGACACGATTCAAAGCTACGCCGAAGCTGAGCTGAACTACCAAGACTACTTGACCGACTTCTTTGAGGCGATTTTGCTCATGTCTGACCAAGAGAGTTATCACCGCTTGATCAAGATGACCATTGGCGGGCACCGCTAGAGCGTGCCCAGCCCCCTTTTTTTGTTTGACTTTTATAGGATGCTACTTTTCCATGGACAACGCAACCCACCCCGCCCCCCTGGGCTCCACTTTGTCTCAGCTGGTCTCGCTGAGCAAGGGCCAAAGCATCGAGGTCGACGGGCCCCTGAGCCAGATATACGCCAAAACCCTGAACGCCATGTACGCCAAAGAGATCGACCCCGCCACCGGGGTGTGTTTGGAGTCCCAAGCCAACGACGCCACCAACGCGGCCAACTTGCTAAAGGTCCAACAAGGCACTCCTCGCCAGTACGCTGGCCAGGGTGTCGCCGTGGGCTTTCTGTACGGCCTGAGCAAGGGGCGCGCGGGCGTGTCTGATGTGATCCAAATAGCAGACGCGCTCAGCAAGTCCAGCCAAATGCACAAAGGCAACTCAGCGGTGATTGTGGACGCCGCCATCGGCTTAGGCCCAGACGGCAATTACGCCCCACTGCCCCTGGGTGGACAGGACTCTTTGTTTGAGCGCGCTGTGCTCGCCGTGGCCCAAGACCACGGGGTGGCGGTGTTTGAGAGCTTGCAAGGCTTCTTGGACGCCAAAGGCGCGAGGCACTGACATGCGAACGATCAAAACCGTCTACGACGAGGAATGCGCAGAGCTGAAAATCGATGCCCGCTTTTACAAGAAGGTCTGCGACCTGGAGTCGCGCTTTGTGAGCAAGAACCAAGAGAGCTTGGAGTTCTTTGGGGGCAATTTGCTGGGCGTGCACCGCGTGCGCTTCACAGCGGATGACCGAGACCGCTTGTTTACCGATTTGCTCGAGGCCGATGACCGCTCGCTGCAAGACCAGGTCTACGCGCTTAGAAGCGCATCTGGCCAGCCTGTGATCAACCAAGACTGGAACATCTCAAGCGACATCTTCAACATCTCCGTGGTCTGGTTGCTCCACGCCATTCACCACTCGCCCCATTTGGATAAGGACAAAAAACAAGAGGCCAAGGTGCGCTTGACAATGTACTTATTGTACAAGTTCTTGACCAGCCTCATGTTCAATGGCTTTAAGTATCCAGCGGACCCGGAGATCGCTGCGGCCACCTACGCGCAGATGAGCCTTAAGTTCATCCTAAAGCAAACAGGCAACTGGGGGGCGACGCTTCGCGTGCTGGCCACCAATGCGGTGGCCGAAGACGGTATTCACGCAAACGCCATCAGCAAAATGGACGATGACCTGCGTGTGATCAACTTCTTAAACGACGTGCAAGGGCGCATCCGAGACATGTTCAAGAACATCTACAGCCTACTCGTGCGCACCAAGGAGCAAGGCAAGCGCATCAGCAACAGCTCGTCCTTGATCGAGACCGACGGGGAGCTGGTGCTCAAAGACAAGACACAATCACTCAACAACTACACGCGCTACTTGAAAGGCATTGTGGGCGACAAGAACACTTTCATTCGCCTGGAGCTGATCGATGTGATTGCGCGCGTGATGCACACGATGCCCGAGAAGCTTTTGGTGAGTTCCTTAGCGTGGATGAGTGATAACTACGCGCGCACCAAAGACGGCATTGTTGAGGATGCCATCAACCGCACGATGGAGCACGCCTTTGAGTACTTAGCAGCCAACCGGGCCGTGGCAGCAGCCAAGGGCGACATCCCAGGCCTCATCAGCAAGCTGCGCGGCTCCTACATGAGTTCTCGCTCCACGGAGAGAAACCTCTTGGAGATCCGGGTCTTAGTAGAGAAGATAGTCGTGCTGGCCACACAAAGCAAAAACGAGAGTGTCGTTGCCTCAACGCGCACGGGCGTCATGTTGTACATTGTGCTCAGGGCGTTTTGCATGAAGCACTACGCCAGTCGATGAACCAGTCGCGGGTCATACGCTATGCGCCATTTAATCAACCTCTTTGTCTACTTGCTCGACGCGCTAGAAGCAGCCAAAGGCAAGCGCTCATTCAAGCGGTTGTACCCGCCCCAAAGCCAGCAAGACGGCTACCGGGTGGTGGTAAGCGACGGCTCAACCATCTCCATTTACTGCACCGAGATCGTGTATGCCATCTCCTACGCCAAGTGGTGGGCGCCGTCTAGGCGCATGCACCTGTACAGCGTGCACAGCAGCTGCAGCAGCACCACCCCGCAGTACCTGATCAACACGTTTAGCAAGGACTTTAAGGTGGGTAATATCCTGCACTTTCTATCTCCTTTGAGTGACCGCAAGAAGGCGGCCATCGACGCCTACGTCGATGCGCTGTTGGCCGATGTGTGACAAGCAGCATAAGCCCCCAGAGCCTAGAGCGCTCTGGGGGCTTATGCTGCTGGTGCTTAGCGTGCTCGCACGGGCGCACTTGACAAGCCGTAGTCACCCGACTCGCTTGAGGTGTTGTAGCCCAAGCGCTCGTAGTAGGTTTTGTCTGAGGCGTAGGCAGGCGTGCCACCTTGCGTTAAGCGGCGCTCCTCCTTGGCTTGGTTCAGCATGGCGTCCACCGAGAAGCGCTCACCGGCCTCTAAGACGATTTGACTGTCCAAGAAGCGCAGCTCTCGCTCCAAGCGCTCGCACACAAAGCTGTCGGTCTCTGCTGAGAGAATACCGAAGATGGCCTCAATGCGCTCTCTGAGCGCCATTTGCTGAGCGTGAAAGTACGCCTGGGACGCGGTCATGGCCTGCATGGGCTTGCTGGCCACCATCACCGATCTGGCATCGATCCCGTAGTGCTGCAAGTTCTTGGCCATCGTCAAGAACCAGTGACACAAAAGCCAGCCAATCACCAAATCGTCAAATCCACCCACATCGTGGTCCACCCGCCCGTTGCGGCTCACCAGACCTGTGATCTGCTCGGTGAGAGCTCGGTCTTTGAGTTTGTCCGCACAACGCTTGGCTGCATTTTGCAAGGTGGTGGAGTACAGCTCGGTGCGAGACGTCTCCCCCGTGCCAGACGTGGCAAAGCCAAAGTACTTCTTGCTCCTCACGTAGATGTCGTCTTGGCGCCGGTTGGTTTGCAGCTTGGCCTCAGCGTAGCGCTCCTTGTGCTCAAAGGGGTCGTTGACGACCCAGTTGAACAAGCGCTTAAAAGGGTCCACTCCTTTTTGAGGCAAAAACAGCAGCAAGTAGTCGATGATGGTGCTCCCCGTGGAGCGCCGCTCAATGATGACCGTCATGTTCTCGTGCTTCACAATGAACGCCACCAGCCACTGCGCAAACGTGATCAGGTTGGTCTCGTTGATCGTGCCGATGGCGACCAGTGCACCCGTCTCCACATCGGTCAGCACAAAGGAAATATCATCGCCTCCAGAGGCATCACTCGTGTCCACTCCCAGCACCGTTTTCCGAGTCCCCATGAAGTGCTCGATCTTGTCCTGTGGGATGTACCAGCGCGTGATGTAGCCCCCAATGGCTGAGATGTCTTGGTGCAACTCGTCCTCAATGCAAGCGCTCAGCTTCTCCAGGGTCGCCACTGGCAAGGGGGCGTGCTGCGTGCCACTCGTCCAGATGTTGAAGTAGTCGCGGTTGGCGTTCTCCGGCGAGCTCCCAGAGCGCTCGAGCTGCGAGCGCAGCCACTCATCCGTCTTGCCCAGTTGGCGGTGCGAGAACGAGCCGTAGATGCGGTAAACACCCCGAGAGTTCTTGCGCACCATCACTTCCAAATCCCGCTCACTGACCGCATCGTAGAACTTCTCGCTCCAGCGAGCAGAATCGCTTGCGTACTGGTAGATGAACTTGCCCTCTCGGTCGTCCTTCTTGCCCGCAGTGGTCGTGAGCAGCAGCCCGTAGGGCTCGCCATTTCGTTTGGCGCTGTCAATGGCCGCTCCCATGGCGGGCAGCAACGCCTCCATGGCGACCCGGATGTGCGCTTGAAAGGGTGGCTCATCAATTTGCACAATAGCGGTCGTCAGGCCCCGGCCCATGTTGTACGCCCTTTTCTCAGAGCTTTGAGGCACGTGCGTCAGGTACGTGTTGCCCAGCTGCTTGATCGTGATCTCCTCGGTGTTGTTCACATCGTCTCGGGTCTTCAAGTTCAAGTACGCGGGCAACTCCTCGTAGATGTTCTTCAAGCGCTTGACGTTCTCACTGCGCAGCTTGTCGTCCTTGGTGAGCAAGTTGATCTGCGTGTTGGTGCACTGGAAGTTAAAGAGCTGGGTCATGAGCAAGTCCACGCAAAAGGACTTGCCCGTTTGGCGCGGCTGGATCAGCACGTAGGTCACGTGGTTAAAGAACGACCACCACATGGAGGTGTTAGCACGGTTGAACTCAATGCGCCCAGGCACGGTGCCTGAGATCGCAGGCGCACGCGCCACCTCTCGAAAGAAGTAAAAGGGGTTCACCTTGCACTCAATGCCCACCATCACCATGTGCTCCACGCTCAGGTGGGGGTCGTAGGGGTCGACCCCTTGGAGCTTGGGGTTGTGCAGGGCCAAGAAGAAGGCGTTGTTTTGCACCCCCATAGAGCGCAGCTTGGCCGCCAGGTCCAGCGCGGACTGGTTGGTGGTGGTGTAGTCTATGATGGCGTCTGGGTAGCGCGCCCAGTCTTGGAGAAAGAGTATGATGGCAGGTCTCCTGGAGGTGGTGTGGTTTTCTTACATCTGATTGGTGAGCGTGAGGTCTCAGGTGCTTGGTTTGCAGCATAGGTGCTCTGGGCTTTAGGGCCCAGAGCACAGTGCGCGTGGTGACCTCTGTAGGGACAGGGGTTGGGTGTTTGCAGTGGCAGGAGGAGCCAGTTGGAGCGGGGGTATCTACCCCCGCTATTTCTCTAGAGTAATATTTGGAATATTCTCCTCCTCCTCTTATAATAAATGCAACTGATATTTTTAGTTGTATTTAGGATTAGAAGCCACCTGGGGAGGAGGAGGTGGCGGCCAGATGGCTTCGTGCCGTGCCCAGTGCCGTGCCCGCTGCCACCGCGTTACTCGCGTACGTGTAGCGCTCGGTGACAGCGGTGTTAGTGGCAGCAACCCCACCCCCAAACACCCCGAGCGTGCTGTTGCCGGTGGCAGCTAATAGGAACCGTGCTGTGCCCAGTGACGTGCCCGCCGCCACCGCGTGGCTCGCGTACGTGTAGCGGTCGGTGACAGCGGTGCTGTTGGCAGCAGCCCCACCCCCAAACACCCCGAGTGTGCTGTTGCCCGCAGCAGCCAAAGCGTTCCGTGCCGTGCCCAGTGCTGTGCCCGCTGCTCTCGCGTTGCTCGCGTACGTGTAGCGGTCGGTGACAGCGGTGTTAGCGCTGCCCGTGTGCCCACCCCCAAACACCCCGAGCGTGCTGTTGCCCGTGGCAGCCAAATAGTACCGTCCCGTGCCCAGTGCCGTGCCCGCTGCCACC